ACGTCCTTGCTGTTATGGACAAATACGCCGGAACACAAGGCAAAATTATTCCATTTGTCTACTTCAAGATCATAAACCTCAACAGGATCGTCAAACTTAACAGGGATAATGGCTCGCACTTTATGGTTAAAGCCTACTCCCTGTTCAGCCGTAAAAGCATCCCATGATTCAAAACCATGTTCCCGAAGAACTCTTATCACAACATTCCGACCACACCCTATAATACGCGCCGCCGCGTTTGCATTTGTGGCCTCTGGATCGGTTTTTATACGCTCTAAAGTTGCATAATCAACATCGGATCGAAAATTAGGGTTTTTTCTGGCGCGGGCCTTAAAATCATCCGGTGTCATGGCGGCCATTGTTTTTCGCACAGCTTTTGCATGTATCTTCCTCCCTCGCTCGCTTAAATTGAAGATTTGCGCCCCGCGTTTAACGGCTTCATGGTAATCAGAATCAATTCGGTGCCGTAAAACTGTATGCGTTCTACAATGTTCTGCGTGCGCTTCTACACTTAAATTCCCCGGTAAATTATTCAGTTTGTCCCCATCTTTATGATGAACACACTCTCCCTGTGTAATAACCTGTCCTGTAATCCCTTGTATAACCATGTGGTGCGTCAACATTCTATCGCCGTCCTTATCTACCACTCGTTCATAACCTCCATTAACCGGCCACTGCCTTTTTATGGGCATTAACCTATCTATGCCTGGCCGCAAATCCTTAGCCGGTTTATACGAACCATCCCGAAGCATCCACAAATGTTCTGCGGTACACCTCTCCACCGCCCCTGAATCCAGCACAACATCCACCAAGTAGGTTACTTTTTTGGTTACGCGGCCTCTTGCCTTACCGGGGACGATTCTACCATCAGAAGTCGCCGAATATACCCACACATCTTTATTATTTAACTCCTTAATCATCGGTGTTGTGCCATCCAATAGTGGAATACGGGTATCTCCAACAAAGCATCCCCGCGTAGGGTGGTCGGGCTTGCCTTTAACCTTAATCCACTCAAGCTGCCGAAGCTCTGTTACCACAGGGTCATATCGGTATGCCTGAATTCTGCCATCGTAAAAGGCGGACTTGAGCGGGTTATAGCCTTCCGCCGTGTCCACGCTCAAGAGCAGGGTCTCATAACCGTGCCTGCGGTAAATCTGCAGCGTTTCCGGCCCCGCAAACCTGTCCATACTCACCACCCGCACTGGAAAGCCCATAGCCTCAAGGTCATAAACCAACTGGCGCACCGCCCTGTACTCAATCTCCCCCCGGTGCGGGGGCATTATCCGCAGCATAAAGTCAATCCAGAACACCGGCAGCCGCTCAAGCTGCTTCACGCCCTCGTCGTCCTCGCGGATTAAATCTTCAAGATCACAAATACAGCCCATACATATCCCGGTCGCGTCACCTGTGAGAGACGGGTCTATGTGTACCCAGCGTGGGGCTTCGGGATAATCGAGCGGGACTTTTTTGCCTTTTACATCCTCGCATAGCTCCTCGACAATAAACTCCGCGCCATCCTGCAGGGTGGTCTCAATCATGGTAAAAGGATGCGGCCTTGTTGCCGGAAAAGCCCGCATAACGCGATTCCACTGGACGAAATACGGGTTAATGCTCAAGGTCGCCACGCCCGCAAGCTCGCGCAGGGCATAATCAATATCCCGCACAAAGTCCTCTTGGAACTCCACCGGCACCTCCACCAGCTTTTCGCCCTCCTGTATTTCATCCCCCTGTCCAAGAATATGGGAAGGCCGGTACATATCCCCCACCACCACATAAAACTTTTTCCCGCAGAACCGCTCCTTCGGCTGTGGCCCCCATGTAGGATAATCGCGGACGAAAAACATGGGATCGCCTTTGCTCTCGTCCACGAGCCTTTCCATAAAGGTATCGGGGTGGGTCTTGGACGATATCAGCATAATTTTACCGGGGAGCCTGCCCATCCGCTGATAGCGGGACTTCATCCTGGTCAAAATTGTCCGGTACATGGTCTCGGCGAAATCGTATTTTTTACCCTTCCGGCTGGGGTCGGCGGCCTTGCTTTTTTCCACCACCTGCATAAAGTTGGTCTCGTCCATCGCCGCGCCAATAACGTGCATTCCAAGCATCGAGGTATCCGTGCTGGCCGCAGGGGAAATCCATATATCCTTCGGGAACCTTAGCTCTGTAACCACATGCGGGTCATAAGGTAACTGCTCCCTGAAAAATGGGCTACGGGACACCTTGTCCCGGATGCCTTTGAAAATAACCTTCCGCGCCTGAAACTCACTTACGGAAATATTCATAAGGGCTATCGTATCGCCGGACATCAGGCCGAGGGAACTCTGCGGGTTATGATAACAGCCGCATTCATAAGCCATCCGCGCTATCCCGAACTCGGCTATTGTACTTTTCCCCCATCCAACGCCTCCGGTAAATACCCCGACGTTGTAATCTCCCTCGAAAAACTCCACGAGGTCATCCACAATCTGCGGCCAAAGCTCGCGCCCCGTCTCCCCCATGTAATCAGGGTGCCTCAGCCACGTCTCCATATCCACCGGCTTCCACTCGTATTGAAGTTCCTGCAAAAGCTCCAGAAGCTCCCCGCCGAATCCCGGCTCATCTTCCAATAAAAGCATAACTGCCTCAAGCTCGTCGGGGCTTAAAGCTCCAAGCTCGGCTTTTACTATATCCAGTCTGGCCAGCGAACTCATGTCTTAAAAATCCTTTATACCCCCCTGCCTAGTCAGCATGGCAATATAATTTTTCTTGTAAACCTTGAAAGGCGTTCTCAAACCCACAGGAATATCGCAAGTCGCCGCAAAATAGGCCACACAATACCGGTATTCAATACAGGTAAAGCAGGGGTCGGGCACCATATCTATAAGCTCCCTTCCCGTTTTACGGCATGGAAATATAAATCGCAAATCCTGTTCCCACTTACTCCGCAGATACTTATAAGGCCGCGCACCGGGGAACATGACAGGCTCCTACCAGCCAAATTCAAGGATAAGCTGGTCATCCTTGACCACCTCCGCATGTCGTCCGAGCGTTTCACGAATAAAATCGCCTTCAATTCTACTTTTGGCGGCTTTACAGTCCAGCGGGTTAAGCTCTATGCCCACATAAGCCCTGTCCAGCCTTCTGGCCATCAGTCCCGTGGTGCCGTGCCCGAAAAAAGGGTCTAACACGACCGGCTTGGCAACTTCCGCATTACAGGAGCAGGCCGGTTCCCAGCCCAGCGTCCTGTAAGCCGACTGCTTGTCCTCTGGCTTCCGGTGATCCAGCCCATACCTCTTTCGAGCGGTTCGGGTATCAACCTCCAGCCCGCGCTCCTCCGCGTCTACCCTCCAATCTTTATCGTTTATCCCGCCGTTCCCCCCATTTATCCGCTCCACTTTTCGGACGTATTGCGCTCCGCAAGCCGAGCAACAGCCCCGCGCCGAGGTACTGGCCTTAATGCAAATCTCCGGCAAGGCCGGTGGAAATGTCGCATAATGCGCTCCCCCATACGGCACGGTATTGATAACCCACACGCTCCGTCTATTCCTGCCCGCCGCATCCGGCCTCATGTTTCTTCCCGGTCTGGTAATCGTGGCCGCCTTAGCAAGCTCCACCAATGCGGCCTTATTCTGTGGGTCGTCTTTTATCGCGTCCCCACCCCACCGATTCAGCGGGTTGGTATAAGGCTCTTTAACGGCATGGTGGTCATAATAATATCGGCCTTGCCGGGTAAGCATGTAAAGATACTCATGCGCCGAAGATGGCCTGTCCAAGACATTTTCCGGCATGGCGTTCTCCTTGTACCAGATAACGTCCCGCCGCACAATCCAGCCATCGGCTTGAAGGGCAAGCACCAGCCGCGCCGGTATTAAGGCCATATTTTTATAGGGCAGGTCAACTTTAGACCAGTCTGTTGGGGCAATATCCTCATCGGTATAAACCGCCTTGCCGTGAATGCCGTCCTTACAGCCCAACCCCTTTCCGCTGCCAATGTAACTGTCCGCGATGTTAAGCCAGAGCGTCCCATCCTGTCTCAGCACCCTGCCGACCTCCCGCATTACCCGCACCAGATGGGAAACGTAAAGGTCGGGGGTAGGCTCCCTGCCAAGCTCGCCCACCCAATCCCCCCAATCATAAGGCTCCGTCTTGTAATTGCGTAGCCCCCAATAAGGCGGGCTTGTAATGCAGGCATGGACAGAGTTACCGGGTATCACCGGCAACACGTCCAGCGCATTTCCCTGATAAATCACGCCCGCAGGGGCCTGTAAAGTCTGTGGGCCTGTCATTTCTCTTCCGGATCATCCACTACGTGCCAATTGGCCACCGTTGACGCCTTTCGCCATACTATCTCCTTTGTACGGACGTTAAACAAGACAACCGCATCCCCGCGCTCGCCCGCCACATAAGCCTTTACGATAAACAGGTCTGCCTCCTCATCGTTTATCGCCCTCAGCCGCAATCCCGGCTTCACGAAGCCCATCGGTATTACCCTCCTTCTCCCCTATCGGGTAAACTACCTTTTCATAAGCCTCAATCGCCGTTGATAACTTACAGAGTATCTTCCCCTCAACTGAATCCATGAGCGGGTCTCGCGCTATAAGCTCATTGGCCACCTTTAACACCGCGTCATAAAGGGCATCGCCCGCAATCGCTTGCGCCGAAGCGTCCAGCAGCAGGCTCGCGCCCAGCGTACCGTGTTTTTTCATCCTCTGCCCCCCTCAGCCCCCCCGCGCTCCGTCATCCCGCGCCTCTTTTCGGGCGGCTATCTCCCGCAACTTATCCTTTGACACCTTAAATTTACGCTTTTCCGGCTCCCTTTTCTCGACTTTTTCGACATCATCGCAAACATTCTCGTTATTTTTCAATGACTTAGCCCCATTTGTCGAATCCGAAGCTGGTTTTGTCGGGCCAGCCAGAGGGATCAGCCCGCGCACCGCGTTCAGTATTTTCATTCGGGACTTTTCGTCCCGAAGGGCGCGACCAATAGCGGGATGTTTCTCAGATACCCCCCTTAACCTTTCCGAAATATCTATCTGTGCAACACCCGCCACCCTTACATCATGTCTTGAAGGCATGCGGTCGTACAGTCCAAGCTCCATCTTGAGTTGTAGTAGCCTAGTCAGTATGCTCTCGGCTCGCTGCATCTCCATTGCCATGCCCGGTATCAGCTTGGTAATCGTCTTCTCATTACCGTACTCCATGAGGATGCGTTCCATCTGTAGCTCGTAAAGCCGCTCCAGCTTCTCAAGCTCGGCTATGCCCGTATCCAGTGCCTCAAGCTTCTCCCCTATTACTGCAGGGGGAGCCATGCCTATTGACCCACCCCCTACCGGTATGGCCGCCCCTTTATCCCCATCGGTAATCTCTTCTGGTATACCCCCCTCCCCTGTCCCCCTATCCTCTGACTCCGATCCCCCTACCCCTGTGGGAGGATGGGTAACCTTTACCCCGCTATCATCCTCCCTGCGCTTTATAATAGCCTGTGGGCCTAGCTTAAAATGGCTTGGCGGTATGCCATCCCTTAGCCTATAGAGCGCACGCTCCAACGCCCCCCTGTCCATGTCAACCGCCTCATGGAACTCAGTGTGTATCCGCGCAGCCACACGGGGTATGCTGAACCCCATGACCAACATCTCATAGACCTGCGGATAACATTGTAGCTTCCTCAGCTTACTATGCTGTCCCTTTTTAAATAAAGGCTTCATCCTGTGCTTCCCTAAGTAACCGCGCCACCTCGGGTATGCTCTTAGTAAAGAACTCCGGCCCGACCAGTGTAATACACCTGCCCTTATCGTCAAATATCTGTATATCGTCCCCCTGCATCTCCTCGCAATCATAATTCTCCAGCACCCACGCCAGTGTGGGGCTTGGAAGGCTATCATGGATTATCGGCCTCCCCACCGCATCCCGCAGACTCAGACTACTGCCCATCCTGTTTATCTCCTGTCTGGTGTATCAGCACCCACGGAGGCACGAGCAGAGGCTTACCTTTTACCGCCTTGTTATAACGGTTCGCTGTCACATGCACCACGAAGATGCGCCTCCACGTCGGCCTCTTGTCCTTCGGCATTTTAGCCAAGTGCGCCAAGTCCGACCGCAGATTCTTACTGTAGATTTCCACATACTCCGGCTTGACTATCCGGTGCTTCAGTAAAAATGCCTTAACTCTCGCCACGATCCAACGCATTGATCCTCTCCTGTAGCTCGTCCCTTATCTGTTCAAAGCCCACTGTTTTTAAAACCCTGTAGGAGATAACCCCTATTTCCCTGCCTTTGTCATCATAAACCCTGAAATATAGATTTTTGCCGCCGAATACTCCATATTGCTCCTCCCAAAAAGGCTCACAATCAAACTCCAGCAGCAGCATGTCCACATCAGGCGAGTCCGGCCTGCGCCGCTCCGTCGCGCTCGGCTCACGCGGCTCCGGTGGTATGCCGGTAAGCTCCCGCAACATGTCCCGCGCTTCGGGGATGCGTATGGCTCCCATATTCATCAAATCCCTGATTTTATTGATATTTTCCTTAATATCGGGGGAAGGAATAATGTCGGACAGGCGGGAGCGAGCAAACGAATTTACCCACGAAGGCCCTTTTTTATCTACATTCGCCTTCATATCGCCTATTTTAACACTTTTTCCCATTTAATGCTCCTGCGACCTGACTACTCCTGACATCCCGCGCAAGTGATTGCGTTCATTTATCCGTCTTGTTTAACGCCCATTGATATATCTGCCACCACATGCTCCGGTGGATCAGGCACCTCCATCTCCACCTCAATCCCCTCGTGGCATATTGAGGCTTTTGCCTTTGTAAACCTTTTAAAAGCCTCAAGAGCCACGTCTTTAGGTATCCATGTCCTCCCATAAGGAAACCACGCGCCCTCCTCGCCTTTTTCGTTCCGCTCAAACCGTAACACCAATGCTTTTATTATCATTTTTCCTTCCTTTATATCCACAACCCTGCTCTCGCGGGGCACCATACGGATACAGTGAACAGGTCTTGGGACGCTTATCATAAATCAGGCACGCGGCCTTTTTCTTGCCGTTTGGCGGCCTGTAATGTTTACAAGTCGCTCGATAGTGCTTGCCTTCAGGATGAACCTCGCCTGTCCACACCATAATCTCTAACAGGTCTTGCGCCCCTATTTTTCTGGCCTCTTTTTCGGTAACAGGCAGCCAAATATTCTCGCAGCACTTCCCGCATCTTTTACACGCTCTCGGCATTTTTACTCCCGTAAGCCCGCACCTGCCTACGCAGTTCGCTTAACAGGCTGTCAATCCCATCCCGGTGCGCCTTGTCCAGTATCGGGTCGTCCAGCGGCTTTTCCTCCGCAAGCTGTCTGGCCTTCTCCAGCCGCTTAATCTGCTCCTGCGTTATCTTTAGTTGGAGGTCGTTCTCAATCATAGCCTCACCTTCGTCTTTATTGGAGTACCTGTATGCCCGCGCAGGCTTCCATACTCAGGCACACCTCCTGTCCTTAATGCCTCCAGCAGCTTCTTGCCTATATTTTCCTGCCCCCTCCTGTCTACACCCGACAAGCCACCTTTTGTCTCCCGAAAAAACTTAAATTGAGTGGTCTCCAGTAAAAACTTGGTGGCTTTGGTTATCTCTTTAATACTCGTATTTTCCTCCATCGCCGAAAGCCATTGTAACGTCTCGTGCAGGGAAGCGTTTAAAAAATCGTACCACGTAACCCGTAAAAAGACAGTCTCGACATCCCCACTAAATTCCAGCTTGAGCATAATAACAAAGTCATACTCCCCCTCCTCCACTACGTCGAGCCTCTCGTAAAGCATGGCTTTTCTGTCGTTTTTCCAGTTTGCGCCCGGTTCGGCCACCTTTCCTTTAACCAAGAAGGCCGGATTCACTTTAACCTCCATCGGCCACCTCAAGCTCGCCCATAAGCATTTTCAGCAGCACCTCATCGGTTATCCTGCGCACCTTCAGTTTTTTACGAAGGCAGTAATAATCGGGGCACTGGTAGCGAACATCTATAACTTCCAGCCTTACCTTCAAGCCCCCGACCTTTTTACCGGCTAAGTCCCACAGGCTATGGGGCATCATGTCAATCACGCGCCCATCGGCATACGGCCCCCTGTCAAATATCACCACCGCCGTACCTTCGCCGTACCTGTCGCTGCGCCTGTCATCGTTTATCACCCGCACGATGGTGCCGTAAGGCAGCGTCTTGTGCGCCGCGATGGGGTCGTCCGCATGTACCATAATCCCCGAACCGCCGAACCGCTTGCCGCTCCAGCCGAATCCGTAGTGGGTAGCTATTCCGGTCATGGAATGAGCCATTATCAGGCCGCAAAATATGAAGGTAATCAGGTTCATAAGCCCCTCCCGCTTATAGCCCACGGACTCCAGTGCTGTGCGGGGTCATTATTTTCCACGCTATTATTCATAGCCCGCACCCATAAATCTCCACCAAGCCCTCCCACACAAATAAGCTCCCTGCTGTGGGTCTCATAAAGTGGAGACTCAATTTTATCCATCTGAAGGGTCATTTTAATCAACCTCGTAGAATCGTGGTCAATGTTCATGCTTTTAATCACATAGCCATTTATCGCAGTTGCAACCGCTTCCGGCAGGGATGGAAGGTTAAACATATCCAGAATTTCCTTGATAATCTTGGCGTTGGGGTCGTAACCGGGGGCAGGAGGCAGAGCAGCATGGCTCAATGATCTTGCCGAACCGATAAGACTCTTTCGCTTTTCTCCCCGCTCAACCACCTTTTTTATGGCCTCCCATATCATTCCGGTCGTGTATGGGCCTAACTTGTTTTTATAGGCATCTACCCACTTGATAAAGTACTCTTCGGAGGCCTGAAACAGAAGCACAGCCTGCATGTATTTGCTCATAATGGTAAAGCCCGCGCCATTATCGATGGCAAATGTTCCCGGCTCCGCGCCTAAAAACTCGTCCGCATTCTCCTCGGTAATCTCAATGCAGTCAAGCTGCTCCAGCATATAAGCCAAGCGATCCATTACTGATAAATCCAGCCCTTCTCCCGCAGAATCTCGTTAATGGATTTGGCCAGTGAGCGTTTTTCGGCTTCCTTCATGTTATAAATCACCGCCAGCCATCGCCCGTACTTCTCGGTCTTATGGCTCCAGACGATAACTGTGGAGCCAACTGGAGCGTACTCGTTGACAATCTGGACGCTCTCGTCGAACCGCTCCTTGCCGCGCTCTGGTGTGTTTACGTCCAGCAGCCGGAACCTGTCGTTTTTCCATATTCCAAATCCCAAGTCCACCGCCAGTTCAACGGTATCGCCGTCAATCCACCGGACAACCTTTGCCTTATAAACATAGGTATCCACGCACTCGATTGCGCTCATGGGAACCTCCTCCAGCGGCATTTCAGCCGCCACCGCCACCTGTTTACTGTGGACGTACTTTACCCCGCCCGCTGTAATATATGCGGTCAAGGCGACCAACATCATACATTCAATAAAGGTTAATCTGAACACTCGTTTCCTCCTTTCATTTTGAAATGCCTCGCGGAGCATGCACATTGGGCAATTTAAAGGGCTTCCATAGTGAAACGACACAAGCCCATTTCGCCACGCCCGCTCATGCTCAGGGCATCTCACTTACCACGTCGCTGCCTTCTCTGGCGACCTGCGCCGCGCCGGTTATTTCTCAGCCAGTCCGCGTCCTCACGGTTGCGGTCTATGTGTGGGATAGTTTCGCGCCGCACGCCTGTCTGTCGCCGTTTCTTGTCTTCGCTTTTCCGCTCGGTCATATTTTACCTCCTGACTATTATTATAGCATATAATTTTATAATGTCAAGTCTTTTCTTTATTTTAGCCAATCTGCGTCCGATCTACTCGCGTCAATGTGGACGTTTAGCCGTAAAACGCCCCGCGCCTGCCTGCCCTTTGTTCTTTTATCGAAGTCCGCCACGCGCTGGAGATTAACAGTAGCCCTGCCTCGCATAACCGGAACCACCTCCATCTCGCGCCTGAATGAATGTTGAAATACGGAATTAACCGCCGTCCGCTGGGTAAACAGAATATCGCTCCTCGGCAGCCGTGTTGATAAAACTACCCCCGGTCGCGTCCTTGACTGGGCAGAGCGGGCAAAGTTTACCGCCGCACTGGTGCTTCCGCTCCACGATGATGTGGGATTTACCCCCACAGTGGCTCGCAAAGTACCGCCTGCGGGTATCCTGTTTACTGTGTTGCCCAACGAACGCCCACCGATACCCCTGTAAAGGGTCATGGCTGGAACGCCCTGCCTGCCTAATATGTATTGGGTAAAAGCGTACTGCCTATCAAGCCCCCTAAATGCGGTTTCCCTGTCTATCCTGCCATAACCCGGCGCGACCTGTCTTCGGAAGGTATATCCATCGTTGAAGCGACGGATTTCGCGGGCTCCACTAAACCTGCGCGGCTGTCCCTCCTCATTCCTCCGCGTCCAGATGGTTCCCCTGTAGCCGAACCGGGTAGCCGCCCACTCGTGCATTACATGGCCGCCTTCGATATTTGACGAGGCCGACCATGATTGCTGGATGCCATCCACCGCCTGCCCTTCTGGAGTATCCCTGAAGTCCTGCCGCCAGCGATTGGTAATGGCCTCAGCCTGCGCCGCGTCAATCTCTCCGGTGCCGTACTCATCCTCAAGCCGCTTAATTTCGGCTTCAACGGCTCCACCGCCCGCGCCTATTGCTCCACCTCCGCGTCCCATGTCACATTACTCTTTCACTATAGCGCAGTGTGACACGCAATCACTTGCGCTTCTTCTTGTTTTTAGGTTTTGGCCCTGTACGGGAAGCATAAGTCTGTCTTTTAAGCTGGTTGCGCCTCTGCCGCTCGACTGTCTTTTTCTTCTTTTTTCGGCCCATTGATAAGCTCCTTTATCATAAGCGGGGTCTCCTTGCCGGTCGGGGCAACCGATATAACCCACGTTACGAACTCCGGAAGCGGGGTCTTCTTTATGTCTTCCATTGTCTTAAAACAGTAATCCCCGCTCATGCGGTCGTTCTGACATACCCACCATGCTGGCCAGCCTTTAAAGGGTAACTTACCGCCCCATGCTTGCCTTATTTCCTCCGCCCATTCCGGCGTTATTTCCTCACAGTCCAACATCTCCAGCATAAAGCCCAGTTTCCACTTATATTCATGGTCTTCAATACCCCATTTTACCCTGTGAAAAACTGCGGAAATAAGGGCATTACCTGTAGCCTCGTCCGATATAGCATCATGAAGCATCTCTGCGCTTATTTCCATCTGTGTGCATACTGTTACAGGGGCAAGCACGCCGGGCACTTCCCATTTTTTAAAACCGGCGATCACGGCTCTTTGATAACCCGCGCCAAATAGGTATTCAAACTCCAGCCCCGCCTCCTTGAACTCGGCTTTTATGGTCTGGAGCAGTCTATGCTTTGCGCCCGCCGAACTTGAAAGAGCCGCCACTGACTCCTCCTTTTTCCACCTTTATGCCTGTAGCCGCATGCTGTTGGCCTTTGATACCAATCGCCCGCCGCTTGGCATCTTGTAAGCTCTGCTCCTTCTCCAGCGATTTCTTGACCTTAAAATCCAAGTGCCCGCGCTTGTGCCGAACGAAGTCCTCAATGCTCATGTGGTACGGGGGAGCGTTGACCTTGATATGCATCTCCTCTCCGCACTTAGGACATAACCGTCGCTCGGTGCGTTTACAGAGAACGTCCATCTCCAGATGCTCGCACTTCGGGCACAGATAATCGTTAAGCTGCATAAAACCCCCTAATCAAAAGTTGGCCCGTAGACACGCCGCAGAGGGCTGCCAGCCGGTAATGCCCTGCCGACATCGCCTCCCATGCCGTAGCCCAGCCCCGGCCCGCTTCTGGCAATGTTTCCAGCCGTTGTGGTTCGGGGCATCCTACCCCTGTAAAGCACATACCGCGCCCGTGGTGCCCTTGTACCGGGAACTCCAGTGTTAAACATATCCGCATTTCCGCTTCCCGGTGTTCTGTCAAGGTTGCTCAAGGCTATGCCATTAAACCTCAAGGCCGTGCCCTGCCCTCCGGCTCCAAACGTTCCTCCCCCTTGAGATGTAAGCCTTAGCTCTCCGCCCTGTCGTGCCACAACCCCATGCGCCGCAATGTGGATATTGCCTCCAATATCGCCCCTGCTAGGCTCCCAGTCGTTAAACCGGACAACCTCCATCGCCGTATAACGATTTCCACGCTCTCCTGCCCGCTGCTGGATTAAAGTGTACGGGGTATTGGGCTCCATTCGCCGGGTCAACATCTCGGACATCGCAGCGGCATCATACTCGCCAAGCGGAATGACCTCTGCAGATGCCGGTAAAGCTCCAGAGAGACCGGCTATGCCGCCACCCCCACCTGCTGCTCCGCCTCTGCCCATTTTACTCCTCCTTCTTGCTCTTGCGCTGTCCCAGTCTTACCCGCGTTATATTCGCTCCTACCCGATCCAGTTGGGCAGGCCCGATGCGGATAAACTGGCGGGTCGTAGGATTTGATAACACAACATCCCTGCCCGGCCCGCGAATCGCCCGCGCATTGTTGAATGTTCGCTCGTTTATCGTAAGGCTGCCCGCGCCCTGATTGCCCCGAACCACCACCTGTCCCTGATTGTTGATAGCCGTGCTGGTCATGTTTCCAATAGGAACCCCCAATGCCCGCGCCAGATTTTCAGCGGTTCCGGCTCCAGACACCGAGTTTCCCGCTCCTGCTCCACCACCTCCGCGTCCCATATTACTTCTCCTTCCTGAAAGTAGTGATTCCCGCTGTCGTAGCCCTGCGGACATCCGCCCGCCGTGGCTGCGGAAATTTATCTATGATAACCCGATCCTCTATTGACCGGGTATCCTTGATATTGCTCACGCTGTTCATTAACCTTCTATCTTCCGCCGATATATCAGGGTCGTTTAATATGCCCTCAATATCGGCCTGCAAATCTGACAACGTAGCTTCTATCGCGGGGCCTCCGCCCCCTGCTCTGCCTCCGCCTCGTCCCATTCCGCCTCTCTTTAACTATTATAATAGCTTTTATTTCACTTGTCAAGCGTAGCCAGCCACTCCCGTGCCGCCGGCTCCAGTAACTCGTGCATTTGCTTGTTATTATCCCTGCAATAATCCGCAAGGTCGTCCATAACGTCCTTGAAAGACGAGGACATTTGCACCCAGTAATGCGGCCTGCCGTTAAGGGTCAACACGATAAAACTGTGCTGCAGGTCGCTGCCATGCTTCGTCAAGGTCTGCTGTATGACTCGCCCCAAGTCTTTCACACTCTCCACGCCCTGCGCCGCCTCTCCGAATCTTTTACCGGTCTCGCCGGGGAGCCCGCGCTGGATTTTACCGACAAGACTCTGAAGGGCCTCCATCTTGCTGAATCCCATAAGCCCTTTTAAAGCCTCATCGGAATACTTCTGCGCCATCTCCTTGTATAAGGCCATAAATTTGGTCTTGTTTAGCCTGCCCTTGACGATATTAAGCTGCATATTGACGAATTTCTGTCTGTCTTCGTCGAATTCCTTCGGGTCAAGCACCACACAGGGAAGAGTTTCCCAGCCTAAAGCCCGCGCCGCTTTCCATCTATGCTCCCCTCCAACTATCTGGTACTTGGCGGGCTCCTCAAGCCCCTCTTTCGGAAGCACCTGTATAGGGTCAATCATCCCTATCTCATCCAGCTTTTCGGCGAGAATGTTAAACTCCTCCTCGTCCATCTGATTGGGGTTCCATGGAGCGGGCAGAATTTCTCCTATCGGAATATCCTGCACTGTGCCGCGAAGTTTACCTGACATCTTTTACTCCTTTCATCCGTTAATCGCCGCGCCGCTGCGGGCCTCCACCGGTTGTTCTAGGAGGCAAGTAACTAAGTCTTCCGCTTATGGTAATCAAACCGCCTCCCGGTGTCCTGTTCACTGTCTGTCGAGTATCGGTAAAGCCTATGCCGGAAGCCCGTAACGACCCGCGAATCGCCCTGTTAAGGTCTGTCGCATCGGCTCTTGTAGCTACCTCAAGATTCCCAGTCTGAAAAATTGCCCTATTCCCGACCATGCGCATCGAATTTACTGGAAGATTCTGTGTAGACTCTGCCAGTCTGCGGGGGGTTATTGCAAGATTCGGAAATAATGGCTGGCCTTCAATAACTCCACCCGCTCCACCACCTCCTGCTGTGCCTCCTCTACCCATCTTATTCCTCCTTCATGACGCGCTTTAAGCTGCCGCCGTATTCCCTGAAACCATCCCGCGCCGCGTTCATCTCCGACCGCGCCGCATTAAAATTACCCGCACGAAATTCAGCAGATGCCCGCCCAAATCTGGCCGCGCCTTGCGTATATGCCCTCGGCTGCCACAAACCTCCTATCGGTGGCCTCTCGTTGCGACGGAGCGTGTTGAGCGTGCGCCGCTCCAGTTGCGCCGCTGTTCTTGCCCGCCTTGCCATTTCCGTATTGTTGCCTGCTGGTATCGGCCTTGCCAGTTCCGCAGCCGCGTTCTGAAGCAGGTTCGTTTCGTTTGCTAATTGTTCGTCCCAGTTTCGGGCAGTGAATGTAACTCCACCGCCCGCTCCACCTCCTGCTGCTCCGCCGCGTCCCATTATTGTCTCCTATTTGGCTCTTTTTGCCTGTCTGTGCTCGCGCTTTCGTTCTTCCTTAGCCTGTCGTGCCTTTTTTCGCTGTTTAGCCCTGTCCTCTTGCCGATACCGGACTCTCGAAGGCTTATTTTTCTTTGAACGCTTACCTTTTTTAGCCTTCCCCATCGGTCTTATCCTCTATCGGCCTGCCCTTTATTCTATTCCAAATCGAGCTTGGAATACCGAATATCTTTTTAGCCCTGCTCTTTTCAATCCGGTTTGCCTCTCGAATATTCTCGATATACTCCTCGGCGTGCTCCACCACCGCCTTCTCGACATCATCCGTCAACTTATCCGCATACTTCATGGTCTTACTTCCTCCTCGCGGCCATTGCCCGCGCCGCCATGCTGCATAATCAGGTCTGCCGCCCGCTCGCTGAAGCCGAATCCTACCAGTAAATCCCTATCTCCCTTGCGTTTTTCCGCCGGTACATCCCGCACCCGCTGCTTCATGGCTATTATAGCCGCCCGCACGGACTCGGACACTAGTCCGCGATCCCGCAGGTCACCGCCATCCTTGTAAATCCGGCCAAGTAAGCGGAACTCCCTGCGAAGTGCGGGCTCCTCATCGCCTCCCTGTACCCCATGAATGGCCTCATGAATAGCCGAAGATGCCCACAGAACCGCGCTGTCCTTTATCGTGTTTGGATTTAAGGCAATAACCTTAGATTTAAGGTAGGAGCTTCCGAACAAACCGGGACGCTTCTCCTCTTCCACGCGCCGCAGGCCGCCCATCAGCCTGACATCGCTGCCGTCCAAGAACCTCCAGCCGGATTTCAGGCCGCGATCAATCCGCTCCGTCTCAACCTGCCTGCGCCTGCGCCACTGCATGTAATTTTGCTGCGTCGCCATATCGCTCTCCCTTTTCCTCGATAATAGTATCATAAGCCGACTGCAAATACTCGGCATTATCCACAAATAAATCCGGAATAGTGTTACCATGACTCCAGCCGCGATCCCCGTAACAATGCCGGTGAAATTCCGCATACCGGTAAGCCTGCGCGTCCACAAAAGTTGCGTTCTGGCAAACCTCCAAGAGCCTCCTCATTCGCTTTGGGCCGCTCGCGCCGAAAAACACCATCCGCACGGGATACCCAACCCTGTCGAAAAACCGCTCCAACAACTTCACCTCGCGCTCCAGTTGCTTTTCGTTCATGCGCCGGACTGTCTGCATGTTAAGAGAGACCACCGGGACGTTATTACCTCGCACCCAATCCGCGCACCTGTCCACATCTATCAACCGCACCCAGCCCACGTCCGGCACCACGTTTACCCCGCGCTGCTGCAGTTTTTCAAGGCTTTGGAAGCATCTTTTTAGATTAACAAGGCGGTCAAGAGGCGGATAATTATCATACATGCTGAAATTTATGGCAAATACGAAGTCAACTCCCTGATACCACGCAATTTTATCGTAAACCGCCTCAATATTCTCCAGCCACATATCCAGCACCCTGTCCTTCGTAGCAAAGTTCAGGCAAAGTTTGCTCTCCGCCGGTATGTTAAAGCGGGCTTTCAGGTCGCGCTCCCTGCCCCATGACTGGTAACGCCAATAAAAAATGTGCTTGAGGGCGATGGTGTAGATAGGTTGATAAAGGTTATATGCGGTTCCATTAAGCTGCCAGATGAAAGGAGGCCAATCCTGCGGGCTTTCAGCGAAGCTCCACGGAGCCCATCGTTCGGTAAGGCGTAACGTGCCCAAGCCCTCCAGAACCTTATCCTTGTCGGGCCTGTCGCAGCACACGGCGCGACAATGATCACACTGACCGGTACACCACCGCGCATCGTCTTCAGGCCGCCAGCCGCCGCATATAGGGCGAATTTTACATGATAGGCATCGAGCCGTTTTTTCAAGCTCTGCCGTAGAGAAGAAGTGCCTCTTATGCTTAGGCACCTTTGAAATATCAAAGCCCATCGGTGTGCCTTAACGGATAATATGACATACTTTGCGGGATGTGTCAATAGGAAAAATTTAGGCTCGCTGCATATTGTCTCCGCCATTGAACGTCTACTCCCCCTTGTGGGACACCGGCAGGCATCGGGCCGCCCTTTCAAAGGGTAGCCCTAGCCACCGGTTTGTTTCGAGGCTTTTTGACAGGCAGAGGGAGTCGAACCCCCATCTTCGGCCCTCATAGCCGATGTCCTACCATTAGACGATACCTTCAGCCCTGCTCAATGGCAGACAATATATAGCGAACCTTCAATCGCTCCTTAAATTTTCATCAGGGTCTTCGTCCATATCTTCCTCAAAATCAGCCGCGTCCTTGACGTTGACCCACATGGTACTATCGCTCTCCGGATAATGCAAGTAAAACCATATCAAGCCCTCACTGTGGCATGCCACCCGTATCCTGCCGGGGGTTTCCTCCTGTACCCGAACCTCAGTAAAGCTGCCGGGATATTCGGTATACTTTTCGCCATTCTGGAGCGTTGTCTTGCAGAAGGTATCCCACATGCCCTGTATTTTGTGCCCTAAAAACTCCATAAGGCCGATGGTCTTATCGCCTTCATGCATGTTTTTAAGCCATAAATCCAGCGCGATTTTCGAGAAGGTGTCCACCGCGCCATCGTTCAGCTTAACCTCGGCTCCCGCGCTCGGAGCGATTCCGAGCGTTTTAAAATGCTCCCGTATGGCCGGTTCATAATACTCGAATTTCTGCCGGAGCATCCACTGGAGATATTGTATCTCGTCCGCCTCGGTCATGCTGGATATTTTCCGGCCTTTATACTTGCCGAATGTCAGTTCCTTTTCGGTACTGCTGCTCTTTTTACTCACTGCGCTCAAATCCATGCTCTATTACGCGCAATCACTTGCGTCTTATTGTCGGAGGAGGATCGTACCCCGCATCCCCGCTATTTTCAAGGCTCTGCTCGCCATCGGAAACTCCATCAGCATCTTCGATCACTTGACAATCCGTTACGCTGCCAGACTCTACTGCATCTCCCATCATGCCATCCTTGTATTGGCTGCCTTCCGGCAGTGGGTTCTCGTGGCCACCGGGCTCGCCCTTTATGTCCAGATATACCTTCGTTCCCCACACCCTCAGCTTCTCATTATACTCACGCCGCTCCTGTTCTGTCTGGTCTATTTTTACGGATGCCGGATGCTGTACCGGCATAGACTCCCCTATGGCGGTCTCTATCGCGTCCAGTATAATGTTCGCGCAAGCCTCACACCACTGCCGCTTAACTCCCGCATAGGCATGAGGCCGCTCGGCTATAATGTAAAGGCGATACCACCCTACCTTCAAGGGTCTATCGCCTTTACTAAACTCCGCACCGCACCGCTGGCATCTTAGGTATTCGGGTTCGTATGGCATTATGCCGCCTTCGCTTTTTTACCCTTCAGCCCTTCGCCTTTAACCAGTATCCTCTCAAGCTGCCTTATAACCTCGCGGGGCAGGGCTTCAATGTCGTTCAGTAACACCCAGTCAGGGTAAAACGAGCTAACCGCGCTGCTGTTGATGCCGATGCCGATGGTATGGATACCGCTTTTATTTATCCGCTCAACGACCTCGCGCAGGTGGCTGTTTAACTTGTTATTGTCGCCTTCGCTTGCAGGGTATCCATCGCTCAACACTATCAAGACCTTCTTGGACTCTTTACGGGCAGCCAGCCTTCGCGCCGCTATCATAACGCTCTCGCCATCCGTATTATTCGCCCCTGCTAACAGGAAGGCGAAGTTGCTTTTCTTCTCCCCGAAGGGCTTGGCGATGTAATGGTTGATTCGCTCACTGTAGCGGTTAAAAGGTTTCAAGGGGCTGTCCGCATCCTTGTAAACGTCGCCCTCCGGATTCTTGGCCTTGTATTCTTTTCTAACTTTGCTTATTTCGCGATTCAAGTTCGCGTCGGCATGGCAGTCAAAGCCCGCGACCTCGTGGTCTATGTCCAGCCTTTCAAGGGCGATGCTTAAAGCCGCCGCCGCTTCCCTTGCGGTCTTTATTTTCCTGCCGCTCATCGAGCCGCTGCAGTCCACCAGAAGGCTCACCGCTACGTCGCGGGTCTCGCCCTGTATCTTCTTCTTAAACACCCTGCTACTGGTTCCGGTCGCCACCCTGTAGAGCATCCTGCTGTCCAGCTTGCCGCGCTTCTGCTCAAATAACTCCTTAGCCCTTTCCTTAGCTATCAAAGCCCGCTCCAGCCTGTGAATCAAGGGGTTCACTACGGGCTTCACGCTGCGCCTTATAGTTTCATCGGTAATCTCCGCGCCGCGTCCCCTGTATTTCATGTTCTCGCTATCCATGTCGCTTGCGCTTATTCCATTGAACACCTTGTCATATTTTGTGCTAAAAGGTATGTGGGTATTCTCACCCGCAAACTCGTTTATCCTTTTAACCTCTTCTTCAATGGCAGGGCTTAAAAGGTCTTCGATGCTCATAACCTTAATGCCGCTCACTCCGCCTTCGATACCACCGCCCGGTGTGGATGTTTCAGAAGGCTCATCGCCATCTTCGCGGCCCCTATCTTTCGGGCTTCCCTGTGGCTTTCCGCCCTTTCCTTCGCCAGCCTGTCCCTTTTCGCCCTGTCCCTGCTGGTCATCGGCCTTGCCGCTGGCTTTTTCGCCGCCTTTTTCGCCCTGTTCGCCGCTGTCGCTGTTTTTATCGTCCTGTCCCTGTCCTTGTCCCTGTCCCTGTCCTTGCTGGCCGCTATCGGGCTTTCCTTCGCTTTTTCCAGTGCCTTTGCCCTGCTGCCCTTCACCGCCCTGCTGTCCAGCATTCTGCTGCGGGTTGGGGGCTTTGTTACCCTTCTCGTTCCAGTAAGCTATAATTTCCCGCGCCATCTTTAAAACGTCTCTGGTGCTGGTAAGGTCATGCTTCTTTTTCAGTATTTTAACAAGCCCTTCGTCCAGATACTTGGCCAGCGGGGTTCCCTTGTAATCGGCGGGGGTCGTAAAGCCATGAATCATTTTAAACACGCCCAAGCCTATCTTGGTGCCCATGTCGCCTTTGGCGTTTACCGTAGCCTCAGCCTCCGGCAGGGTAATCTCAATGCTGCGCCTGATATTTTCTTCGCACCCTATCCGGTATTGGCTCATTAAATGGTCTACCCGCCAATCTTCAATTCCCCGTAAAAGCTCCTCTTCCATCGGGGTCTTGCACTCTTTGCTTATTAGGAAGGTCGGGTCGGTATACTTTACATGGCTGCATTCGTGGTCAATAAAGCCATCCATCAGCTTGGTCAACTTGGCCAGTTCCTCTTTGCCGATATTGGCTACTGGCGGAAGGTACATAATTTTATCCACCAGATTGACCATCGGGCAGCCAGCCCTAAAGACTACCTTTAAGCCCATCTCCCTGCTCACTATCTTTGCTATTCTCTCTATGGCTGTCTCTAACATTGTCTTATCCTGTCCTCCTTTCAGGGGGCTTATTCGCCCCCTTTGATTATTATTATAGCATATATTCTTATAATGTCAAGCGGTTTCGCCGACTTTTTTCGATTTTAACGCTTTTTTCAGCCCCTCAAGCTCCTGTTTTACTATTTCGGCCAGCTTAACAGGGGTCTCTTTAAACAGGTTCGCGTCCGGAGGCGGCATCTCGGCAGCCTTCGGTTCCGCCGGTACATGGGAAGGATCGGTTAAGCTGGCATAAGTCTCTTCCATCGCGGCCTTCCAGTTCTCCATCGTGGCTTCCCATCCCTTGCTTTTATGGTCGCGGACGATTTTTTTCGCAAGCTCCACCGCGTTCCATAATGTGTTCTTCTGGCCTTTTTTAAACTTGCGTCCCGCCCTGCCGCTCGCTTCGGGTTCGTGTGCGTACACCGTGAAGCTGGTGGTATCCAGCAGGATAATGCGTTCGCGCCCCTCGTCTTTTTTTATCAATTTCGCTAAAGTAACTTCCATCGTCCTGTCCTCCTTATGCTGCTTTCCCGCCGATCCACCGCTGAATCACTCCAGCGACGACATCGCGGTCTTCTTTCGAGAGTTTGTTTAAAATGGTAACCTCAGCCGCGTTTTTCATATCCCCGTATCTCATTATTTTTTCCGCCCACTGTAAGCATTTGCGGGGACTGAAGGTCGTGGTAACCGCATCCTTAAAAAAGGCGTCCCGTATCTCCGCCGCGATGTTTACTATCATGTGGGCGATGCCGTTCGGGAGTTCGCTCACGCGGCTTTTCAGGATTTTAACCTCAAGCTCTTTTTCGGGGTAGCCGACTTGGTACACGAAGTCCCATCTGTCTAAAAACGCCTCGTTCATGGCGTTTGTGCCTTGATACAGGGTACGGTCTTCCATGTTAGCCCCGATGGTGTTGGCTGTGCCGAAGATTCTGAAGCCTTTTTCCCCGTACACGACCTCGCCGTTTTTTTCGCTCAATACCAGCCGTCCGCCCTCTTCCAGTAAGCCGTGCAGCACCGCCAGTATTTCGGGCTCCGCGAAGTCCACCTCGTCCATAATCAGCCAAGCTCCATTTTTAAGAGCCTGTACCGCTATGCCGTCAATCCATACGACCTCGCTGCCCTTTACAATCCATTGCCCTATCAGGTCGCTCACCGTGGTGTGGCCGTGCAGGTTCACCCTGCGAACCTCTTGGTTCCTGTGCGCGGCTATCTGCTCGATGGCCGATGTTTTGCCGACACCGCAGTGCCCTACCAGAAGGACGCGGTCGTTATGGTCAATCGCCTCCTCTAATAGGGGCATCCATGTATGGTCTACATACCCCTCAATTTTTTCCGGTATCATATTGCCTTCCATGTCCTGTCCTCCTTTAAAATCGTATTGGGCTTATCGCCCTCTTATATAAAATAATAGCATATATTTTTAAATAGTCAATACCCTTTCACGACTTTTTTCGCTTTTCTGCGATTATTTTAAAGGAGCTTCCGCGTTATCTTGCGCCCATGTAGGGCATACCATTCCTTCTGGTATGCTTTTCGCCGCCTTAGCCGGAGAATGGCAGCCCGCGCAAGTAGGGGCTTCCTCTACTGGAATCACCATGTAAAGCCTTCCATCGGCTTTTATCCAGCCCTTGTCCAGCTTTTCCTTCACGACTATCCACGATGTGGCGGAAGGGTCTTTGGCAGCCGCTTTTTTAAAGGAATTGCTTATCATATTAACCGCCTTCGCGCCCACCGCCACAATTATTACAATACACAGCACCACTTACCACCATCCTCAGCTTATCATCGAGCTTATCATCGTTCACGGTCGTTCTCCTTTAATAGTCTACCGGTTTTTCATCGTCACTATCGTCACTCTCGTCCGTCTTTTTACCCTCCTCATCCTTTTTCCGCCTCAAGAATATCAGGAGTTCCTTCGCGGTAAGCGGCCCGGTCGTGCTTATCGGCCCTTCGCCATATAACTTTGCCCGAACATCCTGCGCGGGAGCGTTTACCACCTGCTCCAGCAGGTTAATCAACAAGCCGCTATCCGCTCCAGCGGGCTCATACTTGACACCGGTAATCCGCTCAATCTTCTCCAGCCATCCACCCACCTTTTTCTCGACTGTCGCGTCCGGCTCATTATTGGTAAGGAAGTCAAGGCTCACCAGTTCAAGACACCGGCTCGGAGACACGCTGCCGCTCATGGTAGCCGCCAGTTCCAAAGCCTTTTCGATAGTCTCCCATTGAGCCTCGCTGAACCCGAATGTTTTACGGATAGAGATTGTCTCGCTGCCGCTCCGAATATCCTTCGCCTTCTTTACCTCAGCGGTAAATTCTGTGGCATTCATTTCTTCGGCTTTTTCCAGCCACTCGTCCAGATCGGTCTCGTCGGCCACCTGTATCAAGTCCTTCGCCTTAGTATTATAGGACGCGGCAGGACAGCAGAACATTCCGCTTTGAGTGCCTATATGGTAGACAGTATCATTTGGCCATTCCAGCTTATGGTGGCTCCTTACAGGCACCCCATATCCTGTTGGCAATACAATATATTCTCGTGTCGGCCTTTTTACGGTAACAGGCAGGCCGAATAATTTTTCGGCATCTCCACTGCTTATTGTAACCGCCCACATGGGCAAGCGATTTTTACTTTTTTGCCTTACTTGCGACAACCCCGGCAGGATACCTAACGTCATAGTCAACAGACGTACTTTACACGCCAGTTGATAAGAAGTTGTAGTTACCAACCAGTATCCTTTTTTTGAGGCACTTCCATCTCCTTGCCACAACGCCCGTAAAAATTCCGTTCGACACTCTCTAGACACCCCGAAAAATTCATCGGGAAAAGTTTTATTCGCACTGCCCTTTCCAAACCAGTTGTCGAAAGTCCTGTGTAACTGTAATGTCCTGTTTTTGCCCTGAAAACCGCCCGAAATAGACACCCTGTAACTCGGCTCCCTGCTATCGTAAGTTTTTACAGAATAATCGGGGTATAACTTTTCGGCAATGTCCCTCAATCTATCCCGGACGGCGCGTCCTGCCCGACCAAACGTTATTCTTATCTGTCCTTCTGGAATTGTAAATCCCTCGGCCACATACCATCCCGCAAGCTCAAAAAATTCCATAGGCATATCTCTGAAACGTCCCGCCGATACATCCGTGCGCGGAAATGGTACGAGCAGTAAATCCCCTTTATCTATGTCCCACGCTTTGACCCGCTTTACATTAGCTCTAAACCCTGTTTTTCTGCGCCTTCCATTTATAAGCTCTCTCTGTCCATTTATAAGCTCTCTCTGTCCATTCTTAATTATAGGAAAAGAATGGTCAAAAGAGGCTCTTATAGCACCGATTTTTGCGGCTTGTATCTCAAATATAAATCCTCCTGCCCGGTGCTTTCCGTGCTCTGTTACCTGTGTCCACGATCCATCCGCATCTAGAACAATATCCCCTTCAACCGCGTCTTGGATAGCCTTTCGGCCTGTTTTACATTCAATGACCTGTTCTCCGGCAAGGCACCAGCCGATGCCCCTGATTTTATCCCTGTACTCCGGCGGATACCGGTATTCCAGCGCATACCAGATGCTCATAAGGTACTCGGCCTTCCTTATGCTGTAACCGACTTCGCCCTCAACATATTCCTTGAATGTCTCCCACCCGAAGTCCATGTAAGCCTTGCTCGCGGCTATCTTATACAGAACGCCGCCAAGCTCATCATACGAATCATCGACCACCTTGACCAGAGCCTTCGCCCTGTCCCGTAAAAAATCCGCGTCTTCCTTGTCCAACGTGATTGCGGTGGCCTCAACGCTCTTCCGAACATCTTCCATCATCTTCGCGGAAGGAGCCTTATCCAGCCCCGCCCCAAGTTTTTCTACCTCTGCCATACCAGCCTCCTTAAAAAATGTTTAGCTAATACAATAGCATATATTTTTAATTTAGTCAAGTCCCCATCGCTCTTTATCCGCTTTTTTTACTTTACCCTGCCGGTGGGTCATTCGGTGAATACCTTCCAGTGCTTTAATCTGCATTGGGGTCATGGCCGCCGCCTCCGCCTCGATGTCCAACTGGACGCAGCCCGCGACGGTTCGGGCGATAATCCACGCATCCTGCTCGTGGGTTGTCGAGAACTTTCGCCCTGCCTGCTCCAGTAACCGGGTAACTTCCGGCTTCTTCTGGATACCTTTGCCCAACACAAATGCCCGCGCCGCGCTCACCGGCACCATATAACAAACCTGCTGCCGACCTGTCCACAGCATGTGCTTGATAATCCCGACAAGCTCCCCAAGCTGTGGGAGACTGCCGTGTTGACGGAAAGCGTAGCCCTCGATCCCTACCCACCGGATATCATACCGCTCAACCACATTCCAAATCTCGTTGGCGATGGTAAGCAGGCGCGTCATTTTATCAAGCTCTCCGCCTTTCGCTATGGTGTAGCCCATTGTGCCTGTAATTATCTCGCCATCCTTTAAGACACACCAGCCCGCCTCTGTAAGGCCGGGGTCAATCCCCAAGACTTGGGAAATCGGCGAGTCCAATATCTTCTGGTAAAACAGTGGCAGCCTTTCCAAAGCACACCTCCTTGAAAAAACAGGTTCCAGCCCGCTTGGTTTTATCTGTTGGGCATACCCCCTTTGCCCACCGGCCTTCGCTCTTAGCCTGTGCAAGCTCTCCTAAATCCCTGCGCACCGCCTTCATGACTTTCGGGTCGTGGGTAACCAGAAATTCCTTTAAAGGCGGGTCATTTTCCTCTTTCGAGACGTACAGAATCACACAAGAGCGCAGTTTTGCCATGTGCATGTAAATATTCACTTGATACACATGGGAGGGGTAGGGCTCCTCCAGCCTGCGGAATCCATCGCGGTAAATGGTCTTAATCTCCAGCCCTACGTCCTCGTCCGGCAGCGGCCCCCGCCCTACCAGCACTCCATCCATACTGCCCACGATATTAAGCTCGTTATCCACAAGCTCGATCTCCATGTAATCGCGGCCCATGTTTTTACGGCCTTCCTCTCCCTGTCCGCATCCGGCCTTCGCCTTCGGGCATGGCGCACCCCATAAGTCCACACCCTCAATCGTCTTTCCGCACGCCCTGCATCGCCAGTGTCCGTAAAGGCCGCCGATTTGCTTCAGCCAGTAATCCCGAACGATAATATTCATGGCATGACCAATATCAAATGTAACGCGCCGCGCCGCCTCGACCTGTTCGGTAAATTTCATGCCTTTTTCTTGGCAGACCTCTATAAACTGCGCCTCTCGCGGGCACATATTATAAAGGCCGGAAGCATGGTACATGCCCGGCGTCCACCTTTTTTCCCGCACAGCCCCTAAAAACTCCAGCAGTTGCGGAGCTATCACCGTGCTTGGCATAACCTTCGGGGTAGTGTCCACCGGAGGTCGCAATTTATCCAATAGATTTTTCATCGAGTAACTCCAGTAATGTTTCAAGGGGTATCATCGCCCAATCCTTCGGCACCGGTCTCGGCATATTATCAAACCGGACTGTTAATACCGGAGTCTGGTTAATACCGGCCTCTTGGTCTATCTTTTCCAGCCATTCCTGCTTTATGGACAGGCTTTTTTTCGCCGTAGCCTTGGCCTCTATCCTTGCCCTGTATTTGTCGGCTATTATATCGCTTTTAAAGCCCTGAAAGGCTCCGGATGCTGGTGTCCTAAAGCCGCCGGTCTTCTTCGCCACGTCGCGCTCGTGGCGGCCAAACAGGGTAGCTTTACTCCTGCCCCTCGGCTTCGGTATCTTCGGTCGTTCCGGCATTGCCACTGGTCATTACCCCCATCAGTATTTTTTTAATATCGTCAAACTTATCTCCGCGCTCTTGCCAATAAATGTTAATGTCCTCAAGCGTTTTATGCTTTGCCTCATCCCCATAAACAGTCCAGCCGCCCTTCCCTTTTATAATAAGCCCCCACCGCTTGGCCAACTTAGCCACTGGTGCTATCTCCGGCATTTCCCCGATCTTGTAACCCTCATAATCGGCTATCTGTAACTCGAACTGCCCTTCGTGATATGGGGTAAAGGTCTTATTTTTCTCAATGACGAAATCCGTAACCGCCCGAATGGGAATCTTACCTTTCGGGGCATAAACAGGAGGTCGCCTCTTGAATTTAGCCCGTACCGATGGCAGGAACTTCTGGCCTTCACCTCCCGGCAGGACTTCAGGGTTCCCATACATAACTCCGACCTTGAGCCTTATCTGGTTAATCAGCACCACGGTCGGCATAATTCCGAACTGGGCTTTTGCGTCCGCTATGGCTACTCCCCACTTTCGGAATAGCCGATTCAGAGCCCGCGCAAGCAGGGCGACCAAATCATCCTCTGCCGAAGCCTCAATTTCCTTTGACGTAGTCAAGGCCGCAATGGAGTCCAGAACTATCAAGTCGCAATGCCCGCTCCTTATAGCCTCTTCGCCCACGTCAATAACCTGTTCGGCATACCTGTCCTGCACCACGAAAAGCCGCTTGTTATCCACGCCATTCCGCTCCGCCCACCGGTAATCATAAACACCTTCCGCGTCTATCCACGCCACGGTCATTGGAAACGCACCGCCCTTACACGCGCAATCACTTGCGGGCAACCTGCATGTGCGACACGTTCTGTGCGCCGAAGCCGCTGTTTTAAGGGCGATCACGGATTTGCCGGAGCTTTCATGCCCGTAAAGCAAAGTAAACCGGCCCATCGGTATTCCACCGCCGAGAGCGGCATCCAACACAAAAGAGCCGGTTGAAAGGCGGGGAATATCACGATAGGCAGCGGTCATTTTATCCGCCCGAACTGCCGTGTTCTCCCCGTATGTTTTGCACGTTTTATTGAAAATGTTTTGAAGCCCTGCAAGAGCTTCGTCCAGCTTAGGAGCCGCCATCGCGCTTCTCCCGAACCTCCTCTATTTCCTTGAGGAGCCGCGCCTCGACAACCCTGTTACACCACTCCAGCCCCGCCGGAATTTCCTCACAGTAAACAGGCCGAGTCACCGACACGTCCACCCGCGCCGATTCGTAGTTGCCGAGATTCACGGTAATGCCCTTTTTAATCCCCACATAAGCAGGTTCCACCGCAAATGTTCCAACGTCAAGGAACTCCTCTTTTTCAGTTTCACCCTCATTTTTAATGCTGGTGCTAACCGAAACTGTGGCAGGGCCTCCATCGCCGGGCTTCTTTACTTTTTCCTGTTTTTCTTTCGCCACTTTCATCCTCCTCGTATGCCGTTTGGCATTTTATCAAATTCAGCTTTTACAAGCTGCGGGAACGCCGAACTTTTCCATTGGACGTTCCCCTGTTGAGTAAGCGAGACCTTGCGAGCGGTAAGAATAACGTCCACTTGGTCTTCCGTCCACAGCCGGTTCTCGCCATCATCCCGGTAAGTCGCCTCCGGTATGATGCCGCGAGCCAGCCACACACGCAGTGTCCCTATTTTAATGCCAAGCATTTTCGCAAGGGTTCCATTGCTGTAAACCTTGACCTGCCGACCATTTATGGAAATATACTTTATCGGCATCGGGCCTCCAGCGCGTCCCCCGCTTGTTGCCGTTTTCGGCTTGGTACGCTCTCGCCACTTGCGTCCCGCCTCAAGCATGCGCTCTCGGTAAGCCTTATCTTCCCGATAACGCCTGCGCCGCTCGGAATTAAGCCGCTCTTTATTCTCATCGTACCACTTTTTCCATCCCACAGAATCACCTCCTGACTATTAGAATAGCATATATATTTAAAAATGTCAAGTCCCTTGCCCTGTTTTTTGCAATTTGGCATAAATAAGTTTCCTGTTAAGCTGCCAGTCTTCGCAAACCGGAAGTTCGGTATCCAGTATATCGGTAACCACAGGCTCCTTTTTCTCCGCATAATCCCTCAGAATCCTTCCCACTGGTTGCTCCACGTCCACCGCCGGAGTCGCCATGAGCAGGGTATCCAGCCTCGGAATATCCAGCCCTTCTTTCGCCATCTGGTATGTCGCCAGCACAATGTGCGCCTCATTCTCGCTAAACTCCATCATGGTCGCGCTTTCCCCGCCGATGTATCGCCCGACCTTGAGCCAGTCATGCGCCGCCAGCATTTGCTCCAGAATTCCGACCTGCTCGCGCCGCTCCGTCAACACCAGCACGCTCCGGCCTGCCTTTGCCGCGTTTACAAGCTCTCCGGCGATCATGCGGTTCCTGCTTTCGCGCTTGGCTATGTCGGTAATCAAAGCAGACCTGCGCTTCTTGTTATACTCCCACAGGCCGGTATTTTTATTCTTGGAGCCATACTTTCGCAGGGTATAAGGGCCGTTAAACCGGATATAACGAATCTTCGGAGCCAGATACCGGACACCAGACTCGGCGAGAATCGGCCCAATGTGGGCATAAAGCAGGGGCATCATTCCATCCTTCCGGCGAGGGGTAGCCGTAACCCCCACCCTGTACGTTGAAGGAAACATGGTTATCACCTTCTGCCACTCCGCCGCGCCGTACCGGTGACAATTATGGGCAACTACGCCATTCCCTACAAAGTTATGATTCCCCTCAACTGTCAAATCATAAACGTCCCTGCATCCTGCAGGGGTAATGGATTGAATCTGTTTTATACCGCATTTCGGGGATGATAAAAAGGGCGATTTTTCCGATGAAAATGGCGGACATTCCGGTTCGCATGCTAATATTCCAATGCCTTCCCGTCCAGCGGACTTCGGAAATAATGCCTTTTTCCTCCAGCCACGCCCTAATAAGCTGATTTTCTTGTTTTGAATACCCCTCAGTATGTAAAGTAACTTGCCCATTTTGAGCGGAGCCATCGTCCATAAACCACCAAGCCATTCCTTCATCTGATATATTATTGAGCCATTGTTCAGTAACCCGCTTTTTCCCTGTTTTTCTGCAAATTTCCCAAATTTCTTCCAGAACTGGTTGCGTTGCAGATACCGCCCGTATAAGCGGCCCTCCCCACCCCCCATTTTCCACCTGTTTAACTTTGAAAGCAAGGCATGATAATTTCTTTGCCTTATAAAATACCCAAGCCGCCTGTCGGATACTGTGCTGAAACAGTAATCGAGGCCCCCGCGCTGTCCTGTGGGGTCTATTAATACACCCATCTCCCAACAAGGTACCGAGAATAAGCCCTTTAATGCCCTTAATATCTTTGCACTCAATGACACCTCGCCGGTTATGCCCCAATTTATATTCAGGCCAGTCAATCTTTTTACACCGCTTCTTTTTATAATATTCCCAATCCAATTCAATACGCTCGCCGCACCCGCATTTACAATATGGGGCAGTTGCTTTCCATATTTCAATCCTTTCCACCCAGTCAACCCTTCTCCGTAAATCTCTCGTGTGTCCCTGTAACCGCCTTCGCTCCCTACCCCGCGCATCAAATTTGAACAGTGTTTTTCCACATCCGCAGGCGCACTCAATAAGAACATTTTCGGCTTTAGCTCTCGCGCCTCTCGCCATCCATCTACTGTCAACACTCGATGCTCCGGCGTACATATCACGCTCGTCCCGTCCGTAAACTGGATTTTCAGGGTCTGCCGCTTTCCTCTCGGTAACCATGCCAATATTCTCCTATACTCAAAGGTAGATCGTGTTTCATTGAATGATAGCACTAAAGAGGCTTTTTCGCAACTAGCTATTGGCATACTCCCTTGTTCGGTTATAACCCTCGTATCCCCTGCCACGCACTCGTCAAAGATAACAGTCCCGAACTCCCTGAATAACTGCTCCGGATAGGCTTCCCTCCCCCGCTCGACCAGCGATTGAATCATGGCCACCGCGACCTTAACATCGCTTCCCCACTCGCACCTGTCCTGCTGGATAAGCCCTATTTCCTCCCGCGCAAGCCCGCAAAAGCTCTGAAAAGTTTCAACCCACTGGTTGTATAAAAATTCTTTATGCACCAGAACGACCGGTTTCCTGCCAAGTTTCGCCGCAATATCCGCTCCCACTACTGTTTTACCGAAGCCCGGCGGAGCGCAAAGGATGCCTCCATGACACCCGCTGCCTATTCCTTCATGAAGCTCCCGCAGGAAACTGTCCCGCACCTTGACCTGCGCCCCCCTGTGCTTCCACGCGCTTGCCTTTAGCTCGTCAAAGGTAAATCCAGCCGCCGCCCCAATAACCGTCTTATCCTGCACCCTATCCTTCGTGGTGTTCGCCAGTAAATCATATCCGAACACGCGGGGCAGACACAAATAGCCGTTCTCCTCCTGCCATCCGTAGACCTCGGTTTGCTCTTGGGTCATGTAATCGGTAATGGTGAACGTAAGACGGGGTTTGATTATGCTTTCGATAAACCAGCCTTTCGGTCGCCGCAAGCGCAGCCATTCGGCCATCTTGTTATCAGTCGCTCCTTCCAGCCCGCGCCGCGCAAGCTCTGCATCGCGCCCGACCAGTCCCCCGTAGCCTTTTCTTATGCTTTTGCCTCTTTCCATGTCACTCCATGCCCTACATCCGCAATCAGGGGCAATTTCAAGGTAACGCATGTCTCCATAATACCCTTTAATTCCCTTGCCACTATCTCCGCTTTGTCCTCCGGGCACTCCACCAGAATTTCATCATGCACCTGTAAAATCTGTCTCGCGCCCCATTTGGATTGTTTTTTAAAGAAATTGCGCTGTGCAATCTTGACCATATCCGCCGCGCTGTTATGCACTACCAGCCCATTTGCCATAAATCTGCTCGTAGGACTGTTTAAGGCATCATACATCCGTATTTTCTCGCCTGTAAAAATCACCCTTTTAACCCTGTTACAATTTCCTTGTATATTTCCATATTTAGCTAGACCGGACTGCCCTTGTACTGCCATCCTATTTTTCGAAGGGTTCAAAAATCCAATCCTTTTTATAAAATCAAGATTGAATTTTGTGGATACCTGCACCACTGTCCTGTCATCTGGATAGTGTCGGACGCGGGAGCGAATCCCGAAAAGTAACAACGCCTGCTGCACGTCCCTTGCCCACTTTTCTTTATATTTATGCTTTCCAAAAACCAGAGTAATAGCCTTTCCCGATACCCCCCCATCACCATCAAAAAGTCCTCTTAAATAGCCGGAAATAGCCTCATAAGATGTTAAAACATTCCACGGAATCCCCCTCTTAACCCCCAATAACAAAGCATCTCGCGCCAGCATAGCGGAATCTACATACAGCCAGTAAATATTCTGTTTTCCCTTCCTTTTATGTGTCCACTCTCTGACTTTTCCGAATGGTGTCAGGGCTTTTTTTAGCTTGTTTAAAAGTCCTCTCTCATGCTCCGCTACCAGCCAGCCGACCGCTTTTTCGGGGGAAATTGTACCATCCGAAGCCAACCTGCCCAAAAGCATCCCTAAAGTAACATCGTCTTTAATTAAAGAAAAAGAAAGCTGTTTATCGTTTGCTACCCCTTTAATCGCTTTCCAATGTGTTTTTCGCGGGTTTATAGGCCACCTTTTTTCAAATTTAAAACCAACCTCCACGCCATTGCCCGTTAAAAGCCTCTCTACCGCCTTAAACTCTTTTGGAGTTTTCCACAATTTATGCCCCGCCTCATTTACAGTTAAAAAACAATGGTCTGGACTACAGATTATTTTATTCCCATCGTAAAAATCCACGATTACCTTATCCTTTAGGCCAGAATCTACTACCTCCACAGGCACATACTTGTTTCCATCCCACAATTCAATATTTTTTCCCGCCTGCCTTTCCATGCAAGTCATACCTATACCCCTTGCAAAAATACGAGTATCGCCCCCCAAACATCCCTGAATTATACTGTTAATGGCCTGCCGCTGCTCCGCCCATTTTCGCTTTCCTTTTAACTTGAGCCAGTCGGGGAACCTGCGCCTCCGGCCTGTAACCGTGGAAACATACTGCTGCTTATCGAGAATCATCGCCACCCGATCATGGAACCTTTTTACTCCTTTGTAAGCGGTAAAATAGCGGTTCCGCATCTCCACAGCCTTCTCATCCGTCACATCCGGCGGTTGGCGACTCTTGAGCCTGTAAGTGTTTAACTGGCGAGCCAGCGTCGGCCCGCTCATCCCGTAAATGAGCCCGAAGTTTACTGTTTTACCCTGCTGTCTGGTACACCCACAAAAGTCCCCTGTCCGCTGGTGTACGTCCTCACCCTTGAGATAGGCTTCCATCAGCAGCGGGTCTTGCGACCAGTGCGCCATCAGTCGTAGCTCCAACTGGCTGAAATCCGCGCACACAAACTTATGCCCCTGCTTGGCCTTAAACAGTACCCGCAAAAGCTCGCGCTCAATATTCTGCATATTAGGGTCTTTACTCGCGAGCCGCCCGCTAACTGTCCCTGTGTGCAGGAAGGTAGAGCGTATCCGACCATCGTTTACCGCCGCCCACTCCTTCAACGGCAGCAGGAAACTGTTAATCATGTGGCTCTTACCGCGCCACTCAATAATCTCCCAAAATAAAGGGTCGTCAAACTGAAAAGCCAGCAGAACGTTCGCCGCCGTAGACCACTCGCCGGACGCGGTCTGCTTCATCCAATCCTTCGGCTTAAATTTAAGGTCGTCAAAAAGTATCTTGCTCAACTGCTGCGTCGAGCCTATATTAAACGCTTTCCCCGCCTTTTTATAAATCTCTGTCTCGTGTGCCTTGATTTGGGCCTGAAGGTCGTCAATCATGGCATCCGCCGCCGGAACGTCCAGCATAACACCCGCAAGCTCCATATCGGCAAGCACCCAAACATACTCCATTTCAAGGGTATTAAAAACTTTCCACAGCTTTTGCTCAACCAGCGCAGGGTAGTATTTATCCCATAACAGGAGAGGAGCCCGCACGTCCTCGCAGGCATATTCCAGCATTTTTTCGCTGCTGTCCTCAAAAAGATTCCCCGCGCTCGCCTTTTCATACCCCACCATATTAAGGTCAAGATGGTCTTTCGCGCAGGGCTTCAGGCCATGTCGCTTCCGGTTCTCGTCCAGCAGCCAGTCCGCTATCATGGTATCCCGCAACACCCACCCGATGTTAATCCCCTCAAACCCATGCTCCAGTTTTAACCGCTTGTTATGAATAACCAGACACTCAATATCAAACTTTAAATTATGCCCCACAACCGCCCTGTCGCAGGCGAATACCTCTTTAAGGGTAGTCATAGCCTCCAGCAGGGAAAAAGGCCCGTGTGCGGGTTTTAGGGCTACATAATACTGGTCTTCCTCTACCCCGAAGGCGAAGCTTGCAAGCTCGTTCCTGAAGGGGTCGAGTTTAGCCGCCTTATTAGGCCCCTCGCACTCCACGTCGAAGCTAAAAATATCGGCTTTAAGGAGCCGCTCCTTTAACTGGAGCAGCCCCTCTGCCGTTGTTACGTTATGTTTCATGCGTTCAGTAGTTTTGCTACCTCAGAGAGCAGCGACTTGTCTATCGCAATGAACTGCATCGCCGGTTCGCTCTGTACGTTAATGGTAAGCACTTTATGCTTCGTTAGAGCCTCAACCACCGTTCGCATATCCTTGACGTTGATATAACCCTCACTCAACGCGCCACCAATTGATTTAACGGGAACTCGCGCTCCACCAATTCCGGTCGGCGGAGTTATTTCTGTGCGACTGTAGTCTTTGGTTTTTCCATTTTCTTCCATTGGATACATCCTTTCAGTAATCCACTTGTCCGGAATCGCCTGCCCCGGCATCGCCACTGCCTTTACCCTCTTTATCCCAAGGGTCTCCCTCGCCGACTCCGAGAGCCGCCATATCGCGCTCGACCTCAAACGCTTCCAGCGGCTTGAACATTTTCATAAAATCGAAGGGCTCCACATCCTTGAGCGTCGCTATATCGAATTTACCTTCGAAATCGAAGCTGCCGCCCACGCGAGCGGTCTTTTCGTCCGCCCTGTAAGCCTCATACTTGAGCCCCTTCAGACTGCCCCGCTTTTCCTGCTGGTCTCGCAACCACTTGAGCGTCCTGCTCTTGGCCGCGAATATCCGCTTGGAACCGGTGGCATGCTCGACCCCGTTTTTATCGGTATAAGGAGTCAAATCCTGAATGGTAATCATGCCGACATAATAGGGCTTGTTCCCTATTTTGCACAGCGGGCAACCCTGCCGAAGACAGGTAAAATAATTGCCCCAAGAGCCATTCGCGTAAAGATGATGCTCGTAGAAGCAGAGCGGTTCAGACTCAAGAAAAACTATCATCCTTTTTTCGCCTTCCTTGAGCCAGAAGCGAGGCTGGAATTTACCCTTTTCCTTATCCATCGCCTCATCCAAGCCGTTGTAACCGGTATCAAACCAGTCTTTTCCCTTGCCATTTCCCATCGTGTACCTCCTTGACCTTTCGGTCGTAAAATTTAGACCTTACGGTCTTTAATACTCGCCGGGTATCGGGAGCGCACCTGCGGGCCACCCCGTCCCTTAACACCCGGCGACCTACTCATTTGCACGACGAGGACTGGACAGGTACTTTCCGTGCAGGCCGGTGCCGCCTGTATAGAATAATAACTCATATTTTCTTAAATGTCAAGCCCCCTCCTGAAATAAATTCATCTGTTTATCAAGAAAATCGCCCTGCTTGAATGCCTCATCATAAAACACCTTGCGGTCAACACTATTCCCGTTCGGATGCACAAATTCCTCCCCCCTGCAAGCCTCTTCATAATCATCGTGGCTGCTTCCACAATCCATGCACTCCCAATGGTGGACGTGTTTACATTCCAGCTTAAAATATTCCCCGCCGTATGTCCATGCGGCCACCTCCATATCTGTCTCACCGCAATCGGGACAGTCCACCATCCCTTCAAGCTCCGAAATAATGGCCTGTATGTCCTTCGGAATATCGCCATTATCCTGCGGTCTTTTTATGGTGCCCTTTTCAATCAATCGCCATCTTTCCTTGTCCATGTCCTTCCTCCTTTGCTTTAAGCGTCCAGTAATTTACTCGATGCTTCGCCACTTCGAGATATTTTATGTATTTTTCCAGCCCGATATAATTCACGCCCTCCAGCACCGCCGCTATAAGCGTAGTGCCTGTCCCTGTAAAAGGGTCTATAACCAGTCCCCCCGGCGGGGTAATCATCCGCACCAGATACCGCATAAGCTCGATGGGCTTCACTGTGGGATGCGGGTTCCGCAGACACCGCTCCTCCCTACCGCCCACCATGTGGGTCTCGCTTTTAAGATTTTTACATACTGTGCAGGGAAGATTCCCAATCAGCCCTGCCTCGCGCTCGTCCCTGCGGGCTTTCGGGATATAAAAGTACCGGCTTCGCTCGCCGATTAAACCGATGGGACAGTCAGGATGGCACACCCAGTCTTCAACCATCTCCATGCCATCCTCATCCGCAAATCCCTTCACCGGCACGTCGCCCAGCGGATTTTCCTTCCTATCCGAATCGCCGAGACTGAAAGATGTGCCCCCGCGCCCTGTAGGATAACCCTTATGCCCCGGTATTTTCTTGGTGCCCTGATATTTACATTCGGGATGGTGCGCCATTATCACGTTTGAAGGCCACCGGCCTAAATCTGCGGACTTGTCCAGCGTATAAATCAACCGACCTTCCGGCTTGTTTACATGCCTGTCTCCAAGCATCGCCCCGTGCGCCATTAACCCCTCCATCTCGCTGCGGGCATAGCTCGCCACCGTATGCTTGGCAATATCCCTATCTTCCTCATTCGCCCACGGAACCCTGCAGCCGTCCACGTTTATGCCCCCCGTGCCCCATACTATCACGTTCAGGAATAGCGGCCCCGACAAAGGCTTCCGCGCCAGCGTTATAGGAGTAACCTTAATGGGTCTTGCATCTCGAAGCGTGATAACATTCCGACCCGCAATAGATTCGCTTTGGATTGTTACTTCTAAATTCTGCCCCGCAAAATTTACAAGTGTGGTGAGTATGCTTCCCGCGATTTTTTCTATAACACTCGCGTCCGCAAAAAGTCTCTGGATGTTTGGAAACTTCAAGCCTTTTCCGTTGAAATACTTTTCCGCATTCAACGCATTTGCACTCGACCCATTTGCTGGGGACTCTTCGGCAAGGATGATACCGCGATATATGGTCTCCCGGAGACAGTAGCTCAAGGTTCTCAACTCTGTTATCAGCCCTATCTCCGTTAATATGGTGGACTTCCTCAAATCGTGATAAAGAGCGGCCAAGATACCGTTCCATAACGAGACGATGTTCAAGCCTATTGATGCCCCCTCCTGTAACCTGAATATATCCATCTTTTCGGACTTTATGGGTAACCCTTCCAAAAATTTTTCGACGGCACTCCATAGAGCAAAATCTGACCCTGCTTCTTCGCAATCTGTTTGGCTTGACTTTAAAATTTTGTCCACAAATTTCGCATGTAACAACAGGCATAATAGCGCCTCCATGAGATACGTTATATGTGCTATTATAGCATAAGGGGGAACAACTGTCAAGCCTTTAGTAGCCCATGTTATTGGCTCAACTGCGGGCTTCAACTGTGTGCCCCAACCATCCCACCGCGCCGCTAAGTCCGTGCCGGCCGCCGTAACGTCAAGCTCGACCTGTGGCCTGTCCCCGCTGAACAATGTCCCTTTTTCGCTTTTTCCGAACGCAGTTCCAGCCACTTTGCGCTCCGCGCCCAGTCCCTTATCAATGGCCTTGCCTATATCTTCGCTCTTGGGATACCCCTCGCCGTAAACCCACACCAGCATATCCCGCACCTCAAATCCGGCCTCCCGTATCCGCCCCATAACTAAATCCGTCGTCCTCGCCCCGCTGAAGGCCATCAGGTGCGCTCCCGGCTTCAACACCCGGTAAACCTCTCGCCAAATATCCACCGCCGGACAGTCGTCATCCCACACCTTGTTGGTTATGGAAAAGCCGTAAGGCGGGTCGCACACGCAGGCATCCACCGAGTTCGATGGTATTTCCGCCAGTTTCAGCTTGCTATCGCCGAGAATTATCTTGTTCAAGTCCATAAATACAATCCACCGTATCTGGCTCCAGAGACTCGCCACTTAACCATAAGGTTGCCACGCCGTGTTTGCAATTGTTACACCGCGTCCAACCAGTCACGCCGTATTGCGGACACTCGACCTTACCCCCTTTAATCTTTCGGGCTACACCAGCCGCCGGAGTTAAGTCTTGTTCAGTATCAGACATTGGCACCTCTCAAAGAAAATTAGCGGTATTCCGCCCCCGCACCGTAAATGCTTGACCAAGCTTCTGCCCCTGCAGTAAAGCCGGACAGGGCTTCTCAGCTTATTTGCCCTTCTTTTTGCCACATCCACGCAGCCCTGCGAGGGCAGTGTAGCCGTACACCGCACCGCCGGAGGCTGTGGAAACTGGCACCGCTTGATAAAATCAATCACAAACTCATCATCCGTCTTATGCTCACTCGGCATCCCGAAAAAGGCTTCCATCGTTTGCATCCAATGTTTGCTCCCAAGATAGGGCAATGCCTTGTCTGCCTTTATAATGCTTTTACAGTCCACTGTCAAAATAGCGGTATTATCAAGTTGGATTTTTACTGTATAGCCATTTCCCACATGGTTGATATTATAAATTCTGCCAAGCATCCCGGCGCACTTTCCCTCTGTTATCTTAACCCTGTCCCCTATTTTCCAGACTTCACGCTCCATCTTGAACCTCGGCTACCACATTCTCCAATCTTCGCTTTAATTTCGCCCCCTCGCCGGACAGTTTATCCAGCGGGATCGGCATAACCGAATCCCATGCAAGGGCAAAATATTCTGACATTGCCTTCCGCGCTTCCTGCGGGGTAGCTCCGCGTCCTAATATCGGCCAGTCCGCCATCTGGCACACCCATTGACCGGCCTCACGCTTAAACTCCAGCAGGATGGCCTGTTTAAATACCCATAAGCGGCTTTTATGCCGCAGGGCCACTATTTTCTTATCCTGCTCCACCTTTGATTTATTTTACCGGGCGGCATGGTTACCTATTTCAGAAGGCTTTCACTCCAATCAATGTTACTTCATCCCGTATCACCGGGGTAGCCTCGCATTGAAATTCAGTGAATCGGGCCGCGACCATACCTTGTTTATTCCTGTAGGAACCCGGTTTATACTCTGCGCAATCACTTGCGCTTTACAGTTCGGTCTCCACCAGCCCCTCAAGGCTCTTTAACACCGCCTCAATGGGGAGGTTAAGGCAGGCGAAGTCTTCGCCGCGCCGTAAGTTCACCGGCATCCGAGGCCCCTCATAGCTGAAGGTGCCGTCCATCTCAAGTTCCATATAGCTTATTGTCCACTCCATTTTCCTGTCCTCCTTTATCCTTTTACTATTATTATAGCATATATATTTAAAATGTCAATACCTCTGGCCGGAAAAAGTGCGCTTTTTCCAATATTTCTCGCGCCTCTTCCATCGAACACTCGGCAGGGTCTTTACGGGGGTACAGATATGCCGCTTCTTCCACCGGAATGCGCCTGTAAAGGGCTTTTCCTATGCGCCCCGCTGCTTCCTTACCCGGCCCATCGTTATCAAGGAATAACACCACTGGGCAGCCCCATTCAACCAGTTTTTGCTCCTTCTGCACCGTAAGAGAGGAGCCCATGAGCCCTAAAATATCAAACTCAGGCAGTTTCCACTGCCACAGCTTTAAAACGTCCATAAGCCCCTCAACCAGCACAATCTTAGGCTTTCCTTCTAGTTTCCATTCCCCATAAAAATGAAGCCGCTTTTTCAGCCCAAGCAGTCCCTTATAGCGGGGTCGGGTCTTACTTGGTTTCAAGAGCCTGCCCTCCGCGCCCACGAGCTTGCCGCTTTCGTCCCGCACCGGAAATACCACTCGTCCATCGGACTCGGCGATTCTGATACCCCATTCTTTAGCCGTATCAAAGTAAACCCCCCGGTTCAGGATATAATTCGGCACCGCCTTCCGATAACCGGACAGAATCTCCTCCTCAAGTTCGGGGTCTGTGACTGATGGAGCGGCGACACTGCCCGGCCCCATGCGCTCGTTAAGCTCCACAAACTCCATAAGCTCCGGCAGTGACTTCTTACCGAACCACTCCAGCTTTCGCACCATCGTTCGCAGGTTCCGACCTTTATGCCCGCATGTAAAGCAGTTAAATGGGCTGGCACCCCCTTCCACGGCCTTAATTCCCATCGAGGGATGCCTGTCCTCTCCATCTTCATGCGTCCACCGGGCAAGTGGGCACTCCATCGTGTACTCAGGCTCCGATGCCCGTACCCGCTTCGCACCGATTAACTCTAGGAATGTTTCAATATCCGATGCTTTCATGTTTACCTCAATGTTTCACGTGAAACAATTGGAAAAAAGCCGTTTAAAATCAAGACCTTCCGAGAATAAAACCCGCAATTGCGACAGGCTTTAAACCCACGCGCAGCATATTTTTAATCACCGCGATGGCATCCGTACTTAGACCCGTAGGATCTTCCCGCCAATCATGATTCCGGATCGCCGTACAGGTGTCTGCGCAGGCCCGCGCACCCCACTGGACGTTATGGTTGAGGAAGCCATCTATCCACTCCTCAAGATGCCGGGCGACCCGCTCGGCTGCGACTTTAAGCTTATTTTGTCCCTTCGTGAGACCCACAGTTACATCCTCCTTCCTTCTCGACAAATACGTCCGCCATGCCCAGCGACGCCACACCGTCACCCGCATCCTCCTCCAGCAGGGTAAGGAAGATAAAGAGATAGTTTATCATGTCCACCACCCTGCCTTCCACCGGCTCGCTGCGTACCTCTCTATCGTTGAGCCATGTTAAAAGGGCATCGAAGTGTTTCAGGAAGTAAACCGCCCACACGTCAATCGGGTCAATATTCCGGCCTTCCAGCCGCTTTGCGCCCTCCTTAAAGTTGTTATTCGCGTCCTTACCCTGCGTATAATCATGGCCTTTGGTCTCCAGCAGGGGAACGCACTTCTGCATGAAAGTCTCCTTGATTTTTTCAAGCCGTGTCTTCGCGTCCATGTCTACTCCTTTCCATTAAATTTTCCCGCATAGCCCCAATATGCGCCTTTTGCCCGCAATAGGGGCACCGAATATTCCACCTGTCCGCCCTATGTTCAAACTCAGTCCCGCACGTGCAGGCTATCTTGAGCATATTAACCTGCGGAGTCCAGCGGGCATCCAGTATCTTCATTTGACCCATAATCGGTAACCTCAAATTTGGTATTGGGGCAATAGGCATGTAAAGCCACCGCCACGTTATCCTTGTTTAGCCAGAACTCCTCGTCTGGCCAATCCCATTTTATTTTTATCACTATTTTAGGCATGTTCTCACCTCCTTATGTTTTTCAAATAAGCCCTGCACCGCAAAAAAGGGCATCCATTCACGTCAAACTCTCCGGTAAACTCCAGCGCGGTCTCTATTGGCTTGGGACACTGGCCATTTTTATTGAAAATGCAATCCAGCATCGGGCAACGGGCAGTGGGCCGCCTACTCGTCTCGATTAAAATATCGCTGAAGCACTGTTCGCAATAAGCCGCCCCCTCTACCAGCTTATCCCCGCAGTTGTTACAGTTACCTTCTATTTCTCGCATCGTGTGCCTCCTGTATTCCTATGACATTCTTAACCCAATTTTTAAATCCATCCAGCCCTTTCACGAATATATCTTCCTGCTCAAATATAACCCCCTCAATATACTCCAGCTTTACGTCAAAATATCCGCGAGGATTCGGAGGATGTTTTACCCTCCAGTAAATCAAGCGGTCGCGTTCGTCCCAAAATTCCTCGCAGTCCAGATTCTCCAGCATGTAATCAATGGCTTCCCGTATCTCCGGCTCAATAATCAAGGGGCTCTTCCTCGCCGATTTCAATATCGTCCGGCACCCCTTTTACAAGGCTGTCCCCCTCCCTGCCGACCAGCCCTGTCTCGGTAAAGTCATTATCCATAAAATTCCAGTTTAACAGGAACTCCACAAGCTCGTCCTCCCTGTTTTTAAGCAGCCGAACCAGCATAGTCTTATCCGTCAAGTGGTCTTGATTGCGGAACAGGGCGAGGATAACATCCGCGTTCTGTGGCAGCCTGTCGCTCAACCCGACGTTCTCCATCCCCGCCCGCAGGCTTTTAAGGTTGACCTGCTTATTGAACTGGGCAGTAATCGCCACCGGAACATGCTGCCTGTGCGCCATCAGGGTAATATCATCCGCGATATTCGTAACCCGCTCCCACATTGAAGTGGCCTTTTTCCAATCCATAAACAGGTAAACACCATCCACGAACACAATATCCGGCTTCGTAGCATTCACCACCCGCTCCACGTCCGGCACCGTGCTTACATCCTCTGCACCGATCATGTGTAGTCCGCCCTTACCGGCCAGTAAATCCAGCGCATCCCATAATTTTTTCTCGTCAAAGGCTCCGAGCGTTCCCTTCCTTAGCCTGTGGTGTGGGACACCCGCTAAAATGGCATAAAACCGGCGAATCATGGCTATCTTGCTCATTTCCATCGTCACAATCAGCACTTTTTTACCCATCTGCCATGCCGCCCACGCCAGAAACAGCAGGAAAAAGGTGTTGTGGGCGACCAGACCATTGGCGACAAAATTATGAGTTTCCAACACCGTAAAATCGAACACTCTTCTTTCACCCACATTCTGTACCTTTTCCACCCGATCCCATATTATGTCAGGACTGCTCAACCATTCAAATTCGTGGAGTAGCCCCTTATTAGCTCTTATCAAGCCTTGAAACATTCTCCGGCTAACCCTTCCCGAATTGTGCTTATTCAAAAACTCGCGAGCCCCCCACCGCCGGGGGTTTGTTAGCCCCAAGCACTTTGCGGCCTTTGTAAATAGCCCCTCTCTGTCCGCTGGCCGAACCCCCTTATGTTTGCGGTTTACTTTAGCTATTGTAATGATTCTTTCCCTTATCTCTTTGCTTACTGGAACAGCATCAATATTTGGATTGCAACTGGGATTTAGTTTCGCCAACGCCGTACTTTTCGGGCCGGGAATGTCGGTAAATACAGTTTTAAATGCCTCCCGCGACGTACTGTCAACGATAAACTCCCATGACTTGAATTTCCGGCCATTACAGCGGCTTATTTTCACTCGTTTCCTGCCGCTGATCCCGAAACGCATTAACAGCTTTTGAATATCGTCAATCATTCCCTCCGATCCCAGTCCAATGCCTATGCAGCCGCGCTTATCGATATAACCATCTCCAGCCCATAACACCTCAATAAAGCGGATCAAAGTTTTATATGGAAGCCGGAACACCCCTACCGGCACTCTTTTTTCGGTCGCCTTCTCGTGCCCCAGTCCATATTTTTTCAATAATTTCGCCCTGATATTCCCTTTAATACCATAGTCATATTTGCCATGCTTCCGCTTATGTATCTCACATCCGATTGCGGATGCCGCCTTTTTCACAACGCTTAAAAAAGCGGCACATCCGCTTGTAATGGTGACACTGCTCCCTGTATAACCGCCTTCGGATAATAGGGCCGCTAATAATTCAACCTCGCCAATAGGCTGATTCACCGGCATCTCTGGCTCCGGCACCATCTTGGCTGCCGCTATATAATCTTCCTGCTGCAACTCCGATGCCTTGGCCCAGCCTCGCTGTGTCAAAAAGGGATGCTCCGGCGTTACTGTAATGCGCCGACCAGAACGTGTTTCAACCTCGACACACGCCTTAATTCCGGTATCCAGATGGGCGAATGGTTTAACAGATTTAAACCGCCCTCCTGCTTTTTCAAAAGTTAGCAGCTTACGTTGCTCGTGAACAGCGTCCTTCGCGCTCGGCCACTCCCCCGTTAAAGGGTCATAGATAGGTGTATCTTCGGCAACGCATTTCCCCGTACCCGGTCGGGCAACTATCAGGATGGTTTCCCCCTCATGCCAGCCGTAAGTAGCCTCGTTTAAAGTCCCCCACGGAGTAATGATGCCGTCCGGCCCGCCGATTTTCTTGATAAGCTCGTACCTGTCCCGCTGGAGTTTTACCGTAGATTTTGCCATAACGTCCAGCACGATCTCCGAAGTCGCCCCGATCCTCGCCGCCGCCGTCCCGGTATCCGTCAGCCCGCGCCGTGCCGCCGCGAAGTCCCCCCTGCGGATTGCTGCCTCAACGCTTCCAATACCCTCCAGCATAACGCTTCGGGTCTCGCGCTCCAGCATTTTATCAACGTAGTACTCCAGAGGCTCAAGAGCTTCCTCAACCTCAAACGAGTAATCCGTCTTTAGCGCGGTCTCCGTGGGCATGGTGCCGTATTTCTTCCGGTGTTCAAGGATGTGTTCAAGAGTTCTTCGATGGTCTTTGAAGAAGTCCGGCGATACCCCGCGCTCACTCAGGAGTTCAAGCCGGGGATCGGCCAGCAGTCTCGTTATTATCTGCCGTTCAAGCCCCATTCTCCGCTCCTATCGTAGCCGTTTTGCGCCACTGAACGCCTTTAAGCTCCAGCATTACCGCGCTTTCCATTAAAAGCGCCATGAAAGACTGGCTGTAACCCGCTTTTAAAAGGCCGGAAGGCGCGACATTCGTGGTTATCAAGGTAATCTGTAGGTTCTGCGCCCGCGCCCTTATAATTTCCTCAACTGTGGCCTCTGTAAAGCCGGACGCGGCCTTGTATTCCTTGCCGAGGTCGTCTATTACCAGAACGTCCACATCTAAAGCCCTGTCGTACCACGTGCCGCCCTCATCAAACTCCCGCTTGGCGATAATCATATCCCGAAGCTCCCCCGCCCTGACAAATAAAGCCGTGTAGCCCCTGCGCCGGTACTCTTTGGCGATGGCTATAGCCGCCGAGGTCTTTCCGGTTCCATTATCCCCCCACAGCACAATTCCTAATCCATCCCCATAATTATCGCGCTCAAGATACTCGATCAAGGTCTTCTTGTGTGTGGCTGTATCGGGAATTTGGGAAATGGAAACACCGTAGAACCTGCGGCCTACATGCATCCGCTCATAATCAGCTTGCTGGAGCTTCCGCCTTTTCATCCTGTCCTGCTCCTCGTTCCCATCCAAGTATCTTCATAAGGTCTTCCACTGTCTCTCCAGCCGTGGCGGGGTCATATTCCCGCGCCGCTCGTGGGTCACGCTTTTCCGGTATATCCCCCTTCTCCCTGTAGTATTTTATAGTCTCCCGGAAGCCAAGTATAATCCCAGGAGTAGGGTATAAGGCGCTCACGCCGATGGCTTTATACAGTTTATGCCAGCACTCAAAGGTAAAAGTTATCAATAAAACCGCCTCAACCGGCCCCATAATGTCGTAAAACTTATTCAACTGCCCTGCCTCCTTGCCGGTAAGACCGCCGCTAACATCCGCAGTTAACTCTCTCTGCTTGGCATACAAGGCCCGAATATCCGCCTTTGTGTAGTCATGAATCTCTTTTATTACTGGTTCTCTAGGAGACTTAACCCTCTTTGCCTTTTTACCCTGTCTTTTAACTCTTGCCGCCGTTGCCCTATTTTTACCCCGCTGGAGAGCTTGCGCAAGTGATTGCGCCTTCCCATCGGCGTGCGCCCGTAAGGGCGTCTCGCTATGTTCTTCATCTTTGTTTGTTTTTATTAAAGATTTATCTTTAATATCTTGTATTATTATGTCACGCACCTGCGATGGAACGTATTCCTTATCCTGCGATGGAATACGTTCCATTATCTCTGATGGAATAAAGGCGGGTAATTTATGGTCTATAAGCCCCGTTTCCTGTGTTAATCCCAGCCCTCTTCTGGTGGTTGAAATTATACCCATTTCCCTGAGTTTGCGGTATGCTCTATCAATAGTAGGCACAGATAACCCTAACCTATCTGCCAGAGTTTTATGGCCAACAATGCACTTGGATTTTTTGCCATAGCAATAGGTCGTAAGAGCTACATAGACTTGGCAGGTAGTAGGGTCAAGCGAAAAAATAACGTCTGGATGGACTTTTGCAAATCGCTTTAGTGTTCGCTCGTTATCTTTTTTTGCATCCTTTTTTTGCTTTTTCATTTATTTTTCCCCCGCTTCCTCGCTGGAGGGGTCTCCTCTTCCTGCTCCTCTACGGCTTTTTGCAATACATAAGGAGGCGCCCCTTCACGAATTAAAAGGCGCAAATAATCCGCGTCGGTCTCTGCCTGCAAAATCAGACCTTCTTTTATAAGCGTCCGCTCAAATTCTGCAATAACATTGCCTGTAATGTAGCGGTAGCCATTTACCTCTTTAAAAAGTTTAGCCCATGCCCTTCCAAGTTCCAGCCGTATTCCTTCATCTTCACAACCTCGTGCAGCATCGTAAAGAGGGTCGAGCGCGAAGGCATCCGCAAATTCCCTAAAAACCGGATCGTCATTTCCTTTTTTGTGTAGTCTGAAGATTATCGAAAGCTCGTTCTTCCGCCATTCTAGCTCAACTTTAATTGGGATAATATCGGTAAGCGTATCTGTAGGCATACAACCTCCTTCTCCTTAAATAATGAAGCCCGCCGAGGGCAGCAAAATGATGGGTAGAAAAGGTGCGCTACACTCCCGGCGGGCTTTTGATTTTCTTTATGTATCCACCCATCGTTCGGAAGCATAGCATCCCGTGCCGCGCATGTCAAGTAAAAAATCAGCAATGGGGGCAATTTTCCTCATCAGTATCGAAAAGAAGCATATCCATAAGCATTTCTTCCTTAGCTTCCAGATAGGTCTTTCGCTGCATTTTATTGGGATACAGGCTATCAACCACCTTTTTTGCCGCCTGTTTTAAAGGGCACTTGTCGCTGTTTACGTCCGGACATTTATCACAACCTTCCGGCCCCGCGCACCCGCTGAAGTCAATTAGGTCTTTCATTAAGCCTCTCCTTCCACCAGTTTCATGGCTCTGGTAACCAGCGGCTTTCCAACCACCCACCCGCAGGGCATTGTATGCGCGAAGGCTTTGCCGCGCCTGTACGCCTTGTCTGCATGGGTAATGGCTTTCGCTATACGCTCGGCCTCGGCTATACAGTCTTCACAGCCCACCAGCGGGTCGCCGCAGTTTGACCCTTTCGTGGCTCCGAGCTTCCAGCATTTACGCATCCCGAAGTTTTTAGCCCTCATTTCATCCTTGCCCTCCGGAACCCCGTTCGTCCCGAAGAATTTATCCAGCTTCTCAAGATTCGGTAATCCTATCATTGTCCTGTCCTCCTTTTTAGTTTCGGCCTCATAAAAGACCTTGTTATAAATCTCGTAAACCTTATCCTCCGCCGCTGTCTGCCCGTATCCTACTATATACCGGCCTATGGTTATGGCGAAGCCTATTATCCTTTCCCTTACCGCCGTATCGTCCACCTCGCGGAACCCTTTGCCGGTGGCCATTCTGAACATGGTCATAAAGTATTTTTTTAACGCCCGTGCGAAGGTAACCCCTTCTTCACAGTCCTTTTTCAGCAGGATGGCCATGTTACGCACCCGCCTGTTACCCTCTGGAGTAAACATGCTCCACTCGGTCGGTACGTTTATTTTCTTATGTATTGCTCTCATGTCCTGTCCCCCTTATACTATTATTATAGCATATATTTTTATAATGTCAAGTCTTTTCATAGCACTTTCGCCAGAAAAATGCAAGACCAGCGAAAAAATTTTTCGTGGGTCGGTTTTTGCGGTATCCGAAAAAAGTAATGCCCCTCTTGGACATTGAGGGGCATTTTAAGGAGGGGGTATAAAAACGAGCCGTTATTTTATGGCTCTGAGAGAAGCCTGCTCACGCGGAATATCCGTCTGCAGCCGACCAAGTCGGTTACAGTGAATTACTTGGAAGCCATCCCGCTCGGCGCAAGAATACTGTGGGCCTTCCCAATGGCGCGGAATGGCCTTGTAACAACCAGCCGGAGCGATTTGAGCGCACGGCCCTGCACAAGTCTTCATACATCCTCGCATCATTTTAACCGGCATTTCTGCCTCCTGATTAAAAATATAACATACATCCCGCCACTTGTCAACCCCCGATGCGCCTTGTGACGGGTCGCGGTGCCTAGTGGAGTCCATCTGCCTTCTCCTCCTTCATTTGCAGATAGGCCGCCGCAATCTCTGTCATGTGCGCCGCCGAAAAGCCTATTAGGTACATGGCAATCTCCCGCGAATTGCAGCCATGCTTCCACAAGGGCATCAGGTAGGGAATATTCGCCCGCGCCTCGTCCATTTCCATCATGCGCTCAATCAGCTTGGCATAAGTCATCCACGGTTCCTCTCCCGTATGCTCAAACTGCTTTTTCAGTTGGGACATGGCTCCGAGAACACGTTTAGTCAGTTTTTCGCTCATTGGCATCATCCTTAAAGCTGTCGGGCAGGCACAAATTGCACTCTCCTTCGCCTCGCATGATTTTAATGGCCTCTTCCCCGTGCTTCTCGGCAATAATCCTGTCCACCTCTTTCATATCGTTCCAGAACTTATCGCGCACCTCGTCCGTAACCCTGCCAACGAAGTCCTTCTTCTCCACAGACCATATCAATGGCCCGCATAAAACGTGTGCATCCGGATGAATTGCGTGGATAAGCTCCAGACGCTTTTCCTCCCAGTCCGCGTTGACCACCTTCATTTCCTTGCGGACATGCTCCAGCAGCACCGGTATTGCGCCTCGCTCAAACACATCCTGCGTGGCATCCATGATTTTTTTCCGCACATCGGTCAACTGTGCGTCACGCTCCGTCGTAAGCGTCCCAGCGAAGCTCCCATTGCGCCTGTACTGTTCCAGCCCATCCAGCACCAGCCCAAACTCCTCCGCGTCAAGCTCCAGTATTACAAGATCGCTCATGTTGCCTCCTTTTTAGGGTGGGGGGCTTGCAGGGAATCTCACCCTGACACCGGGTAGCTATGCCGGTATTGGCCACAAGCCCCCATAAAATTTAAAGCGTCCGGTCTCTCACCGAATCGGTCATGGCCACTCCCGTTTTTACCGGCCTGTCCGGTATCTGCTCTCGCGCAGCCACTTCGTTATTTTTTATTCCACGTTGAAGCAATTTCCTCAAGCTGTCCCTCAACGCTCTGGATTGTAGCCCATTTGCCTTTGGGGAACCACGCATCTGCATCGGGCAGGGCTTTCATAAGCTGAAGAATCCATGACATTCTTTCAGGCTGCTCCTCCACCGCAAAAGGCTCCCCGAATGCAAGCTCCAGCCCTTTTGCGGCCTTCTCCGATAATGTTACTGTGGTCTTCATACTGCATCCTCTCAATAAGGCGGAACATCCGTCAAGTCCGCCCGCTTCTCCACGTTCGGCTTCCGGTAAGGCTTGTAAACGGCCTCGTTGTCAGATACAGGGAACCGCAGGTCATAATACCGCCCCTCAATCGGGGCATCCTCGCACATCTCCACATCGTGGTCGGTAAAGCGGATAATTACCGCCTGGCGCCGGGCTTGGTCTCTTGTCCGCATATTTCACATTTATTCATGTTTAGCTCCTGTCCTGTAAAAAAGTCAGGCGAGGGTGGGAGGACAGGCCACACCCCCGCCCTCAATTATGCGGTCATATCAGCCGCGATTCTCGCAAGCTGTCCCGCATACTTCTTAATCTTTTTCCGTATAAGCTCGCCCTGCTTCGGGGTAACAAACCCCTTGTCCATATACCACTGGGCGATGCTGGTAAGCACCGGCGCGTCGTGGCCGGTAAAGCCGACACCATTATTGTGGCGCGTGTCGCCCGCTGCCTGCTCGTCTGCGGTCTGCCGGTGGTACAAGGCCACCAGAGCATTTGCGAGCCTTTTGTGCGGGGCTGTGGCTATCCAGCCAGCCATTTTTGCCTTCTGTGCCTTCTGTTCTTTAGTCATTGTCCTGTCCTCCATGCCCATCGTCAAGGGCTTGCGCGGCCTGTTCAAGCTCGCGCTTTGCGGTTTCAACGTAACTCCATTCGCCTTCGGTCAAGGCATCGTTTAAATGGTCTAATGCCTCGTTGACCTTGTTGGCTATAAAATCGTAATCGCGTTTCATTATATGGTCTCCCGTGGTGCTTCGGGGAGTCCGAAGGTATCGCTGTTCACCCCCGGCCTGATGTCCACATGATTATTATTATAGCATATATATTTAAAACGTCAATACCTCTGGCCGGTTTATTTCGCCTTTTTCGGCTTTTTCTTCAGGCCAATCTCGATTATTGTCTGAATAATGATGGCCACCACCACCGGCCATATCAGGGTCAAGGCCATAATCATGCGTGGCCTGTCCGGTTCATCTTCCGGCAGATAAATTGCCAGTAAAAAACCGGTAATAATAGCCCCCCACAGGTATATGGTCATGGCCATCATTTTTCCACCTCGATTCTGATTTTGCGGATAGTAAAACCTTCGCTTTGTAATAGCTTCCAGTGATTTTTGCCCGGCCCTTGCCATCCGCTAAACTCCTTATTGGTTTCTTCAATTGCGTCTTTTCTTTTTTGCCGAATTGAGGCTATAATTATTCTGCCTTTGGGAGTAAATCCCGCCCATACGATGATTGGTTTCATTTTTTCGGCCCTTCCAGCTTGATAAGCCCCGCCTCGGTAGCCCTTCGGTAAAGCTCACCGGTATCGCACCATGCCTCCTGCGCCTTTACCTCGTCGGGGAAGACTGTCCTCAGCCGCTCCTTGTTAATCCTGTCCGCTGCGCCGATGGCGTTAAACAGGTGGGTCGAAAAGCTCCCCGCCTTGTTTTTCTGGTAATCCAGATAAAGCATCTCGGCTTCGGTAAACTTGATTCCTTTGATTTCCGGCATTTTATCCTCCCGCAATCACTTGCGCTTTGGTAACTCGGCCTCAATACCCTTTTCGGCCTGTTCTTCAAAGCCCTTGATAAGCTCGTCCATGCTGCCATCCGGAAGCTCGAATTCGTCCCCGAATATCTTGTCCAAGCCCATCTTTTTCATGGTCTTAAAGGTCTCGGCCAGTTCCGCACCCTGTGCCTTGACCGCCTCATTAAACTGCTCCTTCGTTATATTCAGGTCTATCTTTTCCATCTCCTTTTTCTCCCTTCTGTTCATCTCCCGCTTTATTGCCCTGCCATTCGGACAGATGCAGGGCCTCTGGTCGGTATAGACGCGCCCTGTCCGCGCATTAACCACCTTCAGGTCAACCATGCCGGAGTTATCGCATAGCCCGCATTTATTGAATTTCGGTAAAAAGCTATCATCCATTTCCACCATAAACTCCCACCATAATGCTTTTGCCATGTCAACCTCCTAACTGTAGTCAACCTCAATGGGCTCCCCGCGCAGGGTAAACTCACCGCGCTCCAGCGTAGCCGCACCGGATATTACACCGATGGCCACCGCGTCCCAGTCGCCCATAAAGGCTCCAGCCGCCGACACGCCTCCATGCGTATCGTCAAACTCCCCGCTCTGGCCATAGGTTTCAATCATCCTGTCCGTGCAGTGTAGTGCCCTGCCTTCGGGGAAGATTATCTTGTTATGGTAATGGCCTATCTCCCGCTCCTCTACGATGCAGTCGCGCCGGGAGATAACCCGCGTCCGTACCCATTTGCGTCCTTCTTCCATGTTATGCCGCCATCCCTTCCGCCCGCGCCAAGTCCTTCCGTATGGCTTCCGCGATAGCCAATTCAGCGGCAGCCGCCTCAGCGTAACCGCGCAGCCAGCACATGGCCATGTCAAAATCTCTGCCTTTGAAGGGATTATCGGTTATAAAGTATTCGCGGTCGAAGGCTTCCTTACCCTCAAAGTAAGCCGCCCTGCCTTCCTCGGTAATAATAGCGGTATTTTCCATTATCCTGTCCTCCTGTTATGTTTTTATGGAAGGGGCTTGCGCCCCCGCCTTGTTATTCGTTATGGGCATCCATCCAGTTGCTCACCGCAAGCTGGTGTTTGCAGGGTATTCCGAACCTTTTTGCATGGGTCTCATGGTCTTTGCAGGTGCAGCGGGTCGCACCCTCGTCGTCCATGTGGATGCTGTAAAATGTGTCTTCGGCGGAGCCTTTAGCGATAAACTCGCGCTCGCTGGCTCTCTCAATTTCAACCTCTGCCGCCCTGTCCATGCGGGCAAGGTACATCTCCATCCTGCGTCCGTATTGTGTTAGTGCCATCTTTGTCATTGTCCTGTCCTCCTGCTTTTTTATTTTCGGGCTTTATCTCGCCCCTTATGATTATTATTATAGCATATATATTTATAATGTCAATAGGTTTCGGAAAGAATATTCGCTTTTTCAGCAGATTCTTCATCCCGTACCCATTTTCCACCCTTTTTCACCTCGATCTTCAGGTTCTCCGCCCTCATAGCCCGCTCCGTAGCCTTTTCCACCTCGGCCTCAACCTGAACGACCTGTCCGGTCTTGATTTTTAGCCACCTCTGAAACTCCTTGCTTTGCGCCATGCGCTTAAACGCCAGCTTCTTGTTCTGCCTTTGATACCGCTCATCCTGTGCCGTGCCCACCGCTCCGCTTGGAGGATGGGTACACCGAACGGCAGTGTCTCGCTTATTCCTGTTCTGCCCACCCGCGCCGCTCCCCCTGAAATAATCCCACTTACAATCGGCAGCGGTCACCGAAAAGAGTAATTTACGGCTCATTATTCACCTCGCATTGATTTTCTCCGCTCCTCCAGCCTTTTTCCCCATCGCTCCAGCATATCCCCAAAGTTCCACAGCCATCTGGCTAAAATCCGTCTTATCGTGTTCATCCCGTACTCCTTCCTCTGCTTAATAATGCCTTCGCCATAGGCAGTAACTCCTTCCATTCATCGCCATACATCTTGGCGGGGTCTGGCTCTTCCCCGAACCGTACCCTGTCCAGCCTGTCCGCATTTGCAAAGCATATATCCAGTGTTCCGGCCTGAATACCCTCCCCCGGCTGTAGAAAATCGTGCTTATTTATCGCCTCAGCCACGTATTCTATCCAGCGGGGGTCATACCCCCTGCGGGACGCAAACGCCCGCCACGTGGCCGCTCCTGCCGCCCCGTGCCCCTTTTCGGAGCCCTCTCCTTCCCTCATACAGTCATGGAAGAAGGCAGCCGTGGTCACGCCATACCGGATTATCTCCACATCGCGGAATATTTCGCCCTGCGGATACCGGTGGTTCTCGCACCACAATCCAGCCATAGCCCGCCCCAATATGGCCACCCTTACCCAATGAGCATAACCATGTAGCGGGGAATCCCATTGCTGAAAAGCCCCCTCAATGGTCTCTCGCTCATGAGCGGTCAAGTGGAGCCACCTGTTAAAGTGAAACTCCACTTTTTGCCGGTGGTCTTCAACCTCAAATCCGCTTAACACGATCCCCACCCTCCTATCAGCCAGAAGCTCTCCTCTGGAGTATCGGCTATTATTGGGATGGCCACCGCATATTCCCACTTTCGCGCATTCCTCATGCAGAATTTTCGCGCATCTTTCAAGCCATCTTCGCGGTAAAACGCCAGCCCTCTAATAACGACATTGTCCATCGTATCGAAGCCGCCGCCGTAACCATCGGGGTCATATTTTTCAATGGCATCCCGCTGCTGCTGGAGTTTAAAGATTTTCTTGACCTGCTCTGGAGAGCAGTGCCCTGCCACCCTCATTTCAATAAAGATTGCGCCCATCTTATAACTCCTCAAGCTGCCTGTCAATCCGCTCGATCTGGTCGTCCATGCACCGGCGGAAGATTTCCCTGCCCTGCTCGGAGCAGAGCGGTAAAATATGGTCGCGCTCTTCAATGTACTCCTCGCGGAGCCTTCGGAGCCTTTTCCTGATTAATTCTTTGCCTTCCATCCTGTCCTCCTTAATACCAGTATTTCTGTAAGTTTTTAATTTCCTCGTCGTCCTGATGCTCTTGAGCGTACCTCATACCCTCAATAAAAGCCTCAAGGTTAATTTCGCCATCCTCGTACTGTGTCATCTCCTGTTTTTCGTTCATTGTCCTGTCCCCCTTTAACTATAATTATAGCATATATATTTAAAATGTCAAGCATTTTCCAAAGGAATTTGTGGAAAAAGCGAAGATTCAGATAGCGGGGCGCGAATATTGACGTATTTTCCGCCCGGCTGCTGTTGAGCACTCCGCAGTCCGCCAAGAACTGCTTTACCCCGCTTTAACTTATACACAGGCAGGGTTGCGGAAGCGGCCCCGCGCCATCTCTACGTCCTCTGGTTGAGGCCCTCAATGTTACGCTTGCGTCCAGCCCGTTCGCCGGTTACCACTCGGCATACTCAACTGGACTGATTTTTCAGTGGTGGGGTTTGGCTACCTCTCGGCGACCTTTTCAGGTGTCCACGTCAACACATGTCCGGTGTGCGTTCTTACACCGCCCCCGCCGGGCTCCACGCCAAGCAGGGGAAGGATTTTCACCTTACCTCCAGACTCTATGGCTCTGCGACCGCCATCCTGTCCACGTCTATAAGGGCTTACTGCCTCCACCGCCGTTCCGCTCCCATTTTTCAGGCTGTTTGCCGCAACCCTGTCTGTGTATAAATCTTATACGCTCAAGCGGGGGAGCGACCTTTCGGTCGCGTCCTGTGCCCGCTGGCTTACTCCACTGGCGGGAATGTCAACACCCGCATTTTCAATATGTTCCGGTTACATCACAGCGGATTCACCCGCTTCAGCCTATAAAGTAACCGGTAAAAGGTGGGCAGCTTCAGGTGAGGCCCCGGTCGTCTATAGGTGCCTCTCAGATTCCGTTTGACTTGTAATGCGTAACTTATAGCCGGGTATCCGACCGCCCGGCCTCCTTATGCCTCTGTGGGCATCTGGCATACGCCTCCCCCTTTTTACCGATATTATTCAGATATTCAATTTTCAATGATCGTATAATTTGCTCTCGTACTCGTCAATCCATTCGTTGTATTTTTTATACCCGCCGATGGCCTCCGCCAGTGCGTCTAGTGTGTGGTGGAGCCCTGCATCGCGGGTCGTGCTCAATTCGTACATCAGCCTCTTGGCCATCTCCGCGTCCAGCTTTATGGTAACATCCGCGAAGTCTCCGATTTGGCTGGTGGTAACCTCAATGCCTTTTTCCTTTAACAGTCTTTTCATGTCCTGTCCTCCTTAATAATCTTCCGGCTGCATGCCTTCAAAATCTTCAAGTTCCTGTTGGGCTAAAATGCTGTCCATTCCAGCCTCGGCCTCATCCTTCAGGGCTTGCTCAAAGCCCGCATCCCATAATCCCGCCCGCGTTCCATCATCGTAAGGGTTATCTTCGGCCTCAAGGCCCTCAAGAGCCGCGTCATAACCTTCACTGTAAATGTCCTCATGGTCTTGTCCGTATCTCATTGTCCTGTCCTCCTTGTTTTATTGGGCTTTTCTCGCCATCTTATATATAATAATAGCATATATTTTTAAATTGTCAATACCTTTCCAGAATTATTTGCCGAAAAATTGCAGATTCTTGGGGAAATAGCGGGGGCAGGAGTTGAACCCACGATAGCCGGAATATGAATCCGGTGCCTTACCACTTGGCTACCCCGCTAAATCAAACGCCCCCGGTGGCGACGAGGGCGTTTGTGAAAGGAGGATTCTTCCGGCAGTAAGCCAAGAAAAACCACTAGAATTTAAGTATATCAAATCCGATGGCGAAATGCAAGCCCCGTTCGATAGGCTCATCCGGTGTCCAGCCGCAGCCCATCGTAAGGGTTAAAATCTCCGGTATAAGCTCCGTGCCTGTACCGATGATAATAACAGTCGCCCCCGCGCTCAACTCCACAAAGTCAGGCGCAATCACTTGCGCCCATTTTATCCATGTCCTGTTCGCGGGATTCTGGATTTGGGGAAAAAGGCGATACCGCGCTCCAATTGTAGGGGTAATAAGCGAATCTTCCCCAATAACCACTACGAAACCTCCTGTAATCTGTGGAAAGTACGTTGCCAGTTTCGCGCCGGGGTCATCGGTTATCAGGTTGCCTTCGTCGTCGTAACGGAGCGGCGGTGCGCCTGCTTCCTCCGCGATAACCTCCGCCTCACTGTCATCCTGTCCAAACGCGCCATAAGGCAGTAAGAAAAGAATTGAGGTCATTAGGGTCAGGAGGATGCTTAATCTTTTCCCATGCCCGAAGGTACTGGACAAGTCGGTAAACTTTCGCAAAGGCTTTTCTCCTATCTCGCTTCTGGAACCACTGGACGGCGGCCTGATTTACCAGCAGGGTCGCCGTTTCCAGCTTGGTTCCTTTAAGCCCTCCGGCCTTGCCGAGCATGTAAGCATACTGGGTAAGGCCGATAATTACTTTTTTGGCGGCACCGAAGGGGTTTTTGTGGCCTTATTTCGCTCCTTAGACAACTGGGCGGCATGCTCCACCGCGCCGGTAAGCATGGAATCCACGTCCTGAACGCCTGCCTGTCCGAGCGCGAGCAGGGATGCGGGGCCGAGCATCTTCTTCATCTGCGTCAACGCAAGACCCTTCAACTGGGTAATTTCGTCCTTTGTGAGCTTGCCATCGGCCTTAGCCGCCTTCATATCCTTGACATAAGCCTCATAAAGGTTCTCGGCCACCCACCAAGCCGCCGTGTTGACGTTATCCAGTATCGAGGCCACCGCCTCATTCTGGACTTTGGCCTTTATCATACCGGAAACCGCCACCTTGCCCTTGATAAACAGGGCGGAGATGATGGAACCGAAGATACCAGCCACTGCGACCACGATGGTTACGATGGTATCCAGTGTCGGGTCAACCGGTACATCCGTCGCGGGCGGCAGGGGAACCTCTGCGGTCTGTCCCAGCGCAATGGCTACCAGTCCCAGCACGAGCAGGGCGGAAAGCCCCAGCAAAATGTTCCGCTTCATTACTCACCTCCCGTATAGGGCAGCGCAAGTATCGCCGTGCGTATTTTCATCTGCTCTTTTACGGGCAGCTTGGCATAAATGTCCATAAATAGCTGGGCTGTTGGAAGCTCTCCCGGCGATTCCTCGTCACCTTTTTCAATAGATTGAATCCACCACTCGGCCAGTAATGGAAGGGCCTGTGTAGCAGCGGTTTTAATGCACTCAGCATTTTCATCGTAGTATTTGCACTGCTCCTCTGTCCACTTGCCGGTCTTGCATTGATTCCTTGCGGCGGTATCAAGGTAAGGCCAGCCGGTCTGGATACCTATAGTCGCCACCTGAAAGCCAATTTCAATGGCTTGCTTCTGGTCGCACTGGGTCGCGCCGATTGTGACACCGCCTATGCCGAGGCATATTGCCAAGACAACCACGATTCGCATCATTTTCGCTCTCATCGGTTCCTCCTAAGTTTTTAGTGTCCACCCGCAATGCGGGCATATTATAAGCCCCCACGGATCGAAGATAAAATACCTTCCACACTGGGGACAGAGTCGCCACCATACATCATGTGGTGCGTTCCTTATCACCGGATTCCTGTATGTCTCCGCTGGCCGTGCCATCGAAATCCGCATCCATAAGCAAGGCGGGGGCTATTATAAACCATTTTATCGAGCTTTGGGTAATGTTCCTACTCCGGCGGCCACCGGAATTGGAGATATTGCCCTCGCGGAGTTCCAGCTTAGATGGCAGACCATTTCGCTTGATTACCCGCGCCACGCTGCCGGTATGCCCCCGTGTGCCGCCGTAGTTCATTATCATCGCCGAGCCGACGGGCAGCGCGACGTTGCCGTTGACCACGTCCTCCTTGTTGACCACCCAGCCGATCATCTTTTTCTTGGGGTCAATTTTATTGTGCAGCGGGCTGCGGGGCTGCTTTTTCGCCCATGTGTAGTTGGCATAGCACAGGCCAATGCGCCCGCCGGAGTTTATGTAAGACCCTTTTCCGGCGGTCAAGCCGCTGGCCTCCCACTCTATGCCGCATCTGGAATAGCAGCACCACGCGGGGCCTTGTGCCTTTTTAGCGGGGTTGTACCGTATCCACCAGTCAATGCCCCCGTGATCCGCTCCCGGCCATAAGGGGGGCAGATAGGGGCCGCGATTGGAGCCGTTGGGTATCTCTTTAAGCCCCTGTATGATATAATGCTCCCACACGGCTATTATGGCCGCGCCGAGGGCTGTTTTTTCCCTCTGTACCGTAGCGGGCACGCCTTGATTCTGTTTTTCAGGCTCCGAGTTTTTCAAAGCCCACCAGACATCCAAGTCCACCACGCCGGGCTTCGTTATCTCGTCCAGTGGTATTTTTCGCGGGCCTATAAGCTGGACTTGGGCGAGCTTAACTGCCTCCTCTGTCCACGTCCCGAAGTCGCCATCTATCCAGAATTTCTTGGCCTTCGGGTCTTCGGGCGTGCGAATGTTATTCCTTTTCGCAACGCTGGACGACCAGAATGGGTTATCGGGGCCGACACAGCCAAGTCCCCACAGGAGTCCCTGTAGAGCCTCGACATCCGCGCCCTGATCCCCTTTCATCAGAATTTTTTCTGGCATAAAACCTCCTTTTTAAGCCAGCAAGTCGGTTATTTCCGAGTAGTCTGCCGGATTTATAGTGTTCACCCCATCCACTTCGATGGGCGTGCAGGGATCGTCCAAAATTTTATATAGATGAACCGCGCCCGTAACAGGGTCGGGGTCATCTTGGCCGTTCGGAGCCCCATAAACTTGCCAAGCCAGCAGCACCTGTCCTGCATCCGAATGCGCATAATTAATCATTTTATCCTCCTTCTTTAAAGGGCCATCGCGGGCAATTTAAGGGCAGTTAATCTGTGTCCGCTCGCCCAAAACGACAACTCGAATGTTCTTGTGCCTGCAGCACCTGCGGGCGTGAGGAATGCCTGAAGTCTGTCTCCCGGTAAAAGCATTATTCCTCCATACTTTAGATATTCGGTAGGAGTGGCTCCCACCCAATTCCAGCCGCTTGATTCATTCCAGTCGCCTGAAACATTATCAGCGGGGGTGCCTTTAGTGTGTTCGAACAAGTGAGTAGCGTATTTCCAATTTGCCGCAGGAATATAGACAGGCGATAAACCGGTCGTCCGGTAGACCTCTATTTTTGCCGTTCCCGCAGTAGCCCCTACCTGAAAGACCGTTTTTACATCGGTAACTATTACCACCTCGTTTGCCGGAACCACAGGACTTAAATTCCACAAAAGGCCATTATTTGTGATGGTCTGATAGGTATCGTGAAACTCCGAAATGCTTACTACCGGACTGTCCTGTCTATCTTTTATGTCCTGCAGCAAAGTTTCAAGAGCACCTGTGTTGGTCTCAATAGCGGTCAATAAGGCAAGAAACTCCTCGTCCCCGCCAATAACCTTCGGTAAATAGTTTTTAACCATCTCTATTCTCCTTTAGGCCACCAGACTGTCAATGGCCTGCGTAAACTTGGAAATCTCGCGGGGATAGTCTCCAAAGTCCGCAAGGTTCCCCGCGCCGGACGTAAAGCCCAAGAGAGCGGATACATCGTTGCTGGCAGGGGTAATTATCTCCACGCTGCCGGGGCCTGTGGCGTTTTTAGAGCGTATTCCAAGCTGCCTGCTATCCCCCACCTGCGCCGCAAAAGCCTCGGCAAGCGTATTAAACGCGACCAGTGAATTCAGATAATCCACAATCCCCGGCCCCACAGCATCCTCCTGTACCAGTCTTCCAGCCGTAGGGGTAAGGTCAATATCAACCAACGGCAAACCATCAATCTGAAACTTCACGTTGGCCGGAGAGCTTGGGAAAGTCACCGGATAGCTTGTCCCCGCCGAAATAAGCTCTGCCATTGTATCGTAAGCATGAAGGCCGGGATTCCACGGAGAATCTGACCCCAGCGTCAATATCCGGCGCATACCCCGTACCATCCAAAGGCCATAATTCACCGCCGAAAGCATGTTTTTAAAAAAGTACGGAATATGGTTGATATTCGTCAATGGAGAGGCCACCGGAAAGCCGAAAGACTGCCGAACAGACTCCTCAAAATTCGGTATTTGGCCTTGTGGCACAGCCCATACCGCCTTAATGTCATAAGGCGCGGCTGCTGCCCATTCTACCACCACAAGTTGGTCAAGTTTTGGTCTGATTATCATAACTGCACCTCCACGCCGGAGACCCTTGCTCCTATGTAATTATCGAACGTAACGTCTGCCGAGGTAATCCATGCCCAAGTAAGGATAAGCTCTTCGCCCGGCTCCAGCACGAGAGACGATTTTTCTCCTCCGCTGAAGTTGGGGAAGTAAATACCATCCGGTTCATCCGTCCCCGTAGCCTCGCTCCTTACCAATCCCATGCCGTTTGATACCGATAAAATAAGGTCATTTTTAGTCACACTGGCAGGGGGACTTCCTTGCTGGACTTCCTCTGCACCGGGATAATTCGGCAGCCAGTTTACCCTGACATCCTTGATTATCGCTCTTTTATCGGCGGGAGCTTGATACAGAACCACCTGCTGTTTTAAGCTCCGATGGTTTGCCGTACCATCATTCGCCAGCATAATAATATGCTGGGCTAAAACGCGCTCTTCAATTGCTCTTGCCATATCTGCCTCCTGTTAATCGTTCATCCATATAAGGACGCGCAGCCCAAAGGCTTCCACCACACCCGCATTAAGGCGGGCAATAGCATCCCTATGGGATTCGTCATCCTGTACTGCTGAAACCCCCGACACCACCTCGCTTGGCCCTGCGGAATAGGTTAAATTTCCATAGCGGGCATCGTGATCCGCCACCGCTGCCGATGGAGGGGTAATTGTATCCGGCATATTGGATAGCTTATCGTGCGGGATGGTCAACTCAACCGCATCAGGATTAAGCGTACCATCGGGCATGATAACTCCATCCGTCACCGGTAAGCCGGTATAAGGGTCATACGTCCGATAAATCCGCTCCTCCAGCGAGGACATAAGCCCACGAGCGATCTCAATTTCAGGGCTGGAGCCAAACCACGGGTCTCGCAGGTCGGTTACCATAGCCGCCGAAATGTTGGGGTCGCCATCATCCCTATCAATCTGCGCGAGCGGCACTATGTAATGGAGGTTGCCCTGCGTGTCCACATAATCGGCGGGAATAGAGCCATCTTCAATAACCCTCACCCACTGAATGACCTTTAACCGCCGAGCAGACTCTATACCGGTTCCCACAGGATGAAGCAGGTCGGGGTCTTCCGTGGCATTCCACTCCATAACGTGAACGTCCAAGTAGGCATAATCTGTCCTATCGCTGCCCACCGGGGTCGTAAGCCCTATCCTGTAGTAATCGCCCACCGCCGCGACTGTGGTATGGTCTCCTGCTGTGGTAATGCTGGTCGCCGTGTTGGAGATAATCGTAAACCCTGTTGCGCTGTCCACATTCGGGTAAAGTGTCCGGCCCACAAGCTCGTTGACCTGCCACTTGCCGTTAATATCCGTCAAGGTAAGCGCATCGAGGCCAGTAGACTTGTGGAAAATCTCGTCCTTGAACTGCGCTGCTACCGGCGGGGTCGGAGCAAACTCCCTGTCGGCGGTAAGGATAACATGCAGACCATCCGCCCAACCATGAGCATAAGTTTCAGGGTCACCGACCGATGCCGCCAGCCCATCTATGTTAAAATTATTGGGCAGCCCCGCGCCTATTATCTGGAAGGATGTGCTGAAAAACTTTCGGCCTGTAGCCCTCTGAAGAGCACGTTGAAGCTGATGGAATAGCGTCTCAGCGGCATCGTTGGCATCGCGGTCAATGGCCTCCTTGCCTTGCTGCTGGAGCTTGCCTAGATACCGCTTTCGCTCGTCGAAAATGTTACCGCTGTAATAACCATTCCTGTCCGCGCCGTGTTGGTTGCTCATTGAAACCTCCTATTATCCGCGTCTGCCTTTTCCTCCACCGCGTCCACCGCCTCTTCCTCCGCCGGGGCCTCCACGGGAGCATCCGCCGGTATTACGACCACCCCTTCTGCCGCCAACCATACCAACGCCCCTGCCTCTGCCATCTCTTGGTCTTGCCTGTCCTCTCGGATTCCTTGTTGCAGTAGCCATTTTTTAACTCCTTCCGCAATCACTTGCGTTTAAGTAGGATATACCTGTCGCCATGCCGCGCCATCCTTTCCGAAAATGTACCAGAATACTGTCATCGGGACGAAATCCTTGAAATATTCTTCAATTAACGCAAGCATATCCGCTGTTATATTAGTATAAGGTGTGTTGAACCAAAAACCAATCGTGCGCGGTGTCCACTGCGCCCAAAGGGTAAAATCCATATATCTCTCATAAGGGTCTGTCGGGGTATTAAGGAACTTCCACGGAGGAACCTGCGCCAGCCCCGCTGTAATATCAATATAAGTGCTGTTGACCACGTTGTAGCGCAGTAAGTTTTTTCTAAACTCCGTCACGATAGGCACCAGTCCTACAATGGCGGTGGCAAAGTCAATGGAACCCTGCAAAGTCCCGCGAATCTGGTATAAGAATATCGCGTTACGAATTAAAAACCGCTGGCGGGCGATGCTTAGGCTTGGAATAAGCCGCAGGCCGACATACTGCGCCAGCAGCGGCAGATGGTTAACGCGGACATTGTCCACATCGTAAAACGTCCCGAAATACTCAATAAGCTCCCGAATAGAGCCGAATTCCAGCCCAAAGAGCTTTAAAAACCGGTAAAGCTGGCCATGCGCATCCGTATCCTCGTCCCAGTTATACTGCTCATCCAGCGGGCCGACCAAAGGCTCAAGCAGCTTTTGAAGCGTGCCCACGTCCTTATTCCGGTAAAGCTCTGCCAGCCGATGCCAGAGCCTTAAATGGTAATCGCCGCCGTCCAGCGCGGTCTCGAATATCTTGGAAAAATCATCAGAGTAATCATTACCTGCGGCCACCACGAAGGCATGATAATAGTAGGTCTGTCCACCATCCACCGCTAAATCAGAGAAGTAATACCCCGTGCCGCTGTAAACCTCAATTCCATCCGTTATGAGTGCAGGGTAATCCAGAACGGCCCTCCGCACCTTTATTTCATAGTCAATAAGAATTTGAAAATAGCAATCCTTCGTATTATCCTCGTGCCAGACAAGAGCCCCATCCCTGTATAGTAAAACTCCAACATCTGCGCCCACATCCACCGAGGACACCGCACCCACGTAAGCGGGATTGGTAATTGTGCCAAGCCCCTCCATGATAAAGGCATAGTCAGTGCCGGGGGTCAAGCTCACCGATGGCGAAAAGGTAAAGACAAACTCAGGAACATTTGCCCATGGAGTAATGGCGGGCAATAGACTTAACCAGTATGCTTCGTTCGTGGCATCGGCCAGCTTAACAGTAGGGACACCCGCTACCACTGTCCAGACCGAAAGATGCATTCTATTGTCCGGCAAAATCGTCCCATAACCAGCCTTTAATTTAACCGCCACAGCGTTAATATCTACGGAATCAAACACCTGAAACTTTTGCCCCAGCCGGTCTATTACCCCCGTTATAGGAAATTGGTAATCCATATCCGCGATAAGCTGCTTCAAATAGGCATTATCATAGGAATCCCACTGGAGCAGTAATTGCGGGCCTTCATAACCTCGCTTAATCTGGAGGTTCTGTATGGCTTGGACAGTCACTACACGCCTCCAATATAAGTCAGGGTAACGGTTCCTCTTACCCCTACCTCAGTCGGCAGCACATCCACGCTTCCCAGCAGATCGCTCACCCTGAACTGGGCTATATCGCCCAGCGACATGGGAGATGTTCCAGAATTAAGCGTAAAAGATACCTCCCCGCCATCCGAGGCATACGGGGTATCCAGCGTTCCGGTCGCCGCCTGCAGGCCCGAAACCGATCCACGCACATTAAAATCAGTCGGATTGATAAAGCGAACTTCCCATGTTTCCGCGATGGTCGTACTGGAAATCCCTATCGGGCCGAAATATGCATCCCCTGTCTTTACCCGCCAATCCACTCGCGGCACCATTGTGAGCTTGGAAAGCTCCACAAAATCCACGCCCCGCACATTCTCCATCATGGCAAAAACATCGCCAATCCTTATATCGCCACGCGGGTTATCCTCTTCCCCGAAAGGTCGCAGAGCGGGATCAAAGTAATTTTCCACCGCATCTTCCACAGCCACAACCACCGCCGATTGAAGATACTGCGATAAAACATGCACCTCAGCCGTCAAGTCAACGGTCACCTCATTGGCCGAGAACACTTCCACGCCATCGCTGGCCATGCGGAAGGTATCAAGCTGGCTCAAAACATAGGCAAGGAGCGCAGGAGAGGCCGTTCCGCCGCCTGTAGGCACGATATAGATGTGGATTAAGGCTATGCCCGCAAGTATCGCCTGTGCCTTTTCTACGCCCGCGATGGCCTCTGTTAAACCTTGATAATCGTCCAGCGTAACCGCCCGCTTCAGGGACTTTAACTCCAACGGGCCTCTTGCCTTAGCCGTCCGAATATCCTCCCTGTCCTCGCCCCCTGTCGCCCGCACGGGGTTGGTAACCTGTACCGGCGGGGAAATGGTGTCCAGCACCACGCGGATAGCCCCGATGCCCACGTTTCCTGAAACCCCGCCTCCCACGCGCCCATTAAAAGTCAGAGTCGCACCGGAAGCGGGTATTTTACCATTGATTCCATCCCCGAATTCTATGGTAATCAGGTCATCCTCGTCCCGCGTTACCGCAAAAACCTCATCGGAAGGCCCCGCAAGAGCCAGAGATTCCACCGCCGTCCATTCGGTAATATCTACCAGCACGCTCCAACTGTCGTCAATTACAGGGGTTAAAGCTATCGGAAATTTCTGAAACTGTGTCCCATCGCTCGTTCCCATCGCCTCGGTCTTTGTCTCCCCTTGTGTAGCCGCAACTTCCGGCGACGTAAGCTGGCCGGTCGGAATATCAACATCCTCATCCGTCTCGAACACAATCTGTGCCCCTGCCCCTGCTGTGGCTATTCTAGTCCCTTCTGGAATGGTCAAATCGTACCCCAAAGGCGAAGAAATGGAGAATATCACGTTTACCCGCGCAGGTTGTGCGCTTTTTAGCCGAATTCCTATTAACTGGAGCAGCAGCCTAACCGCCCTGCGGCTTAATGCCGTCTCCAAATAACACTCATTGGCCTGCCTGTCAATATACCAATGGAGTACGTCCGCCATGCCCGCAAAAAGCTCTATCAATACGATGCCGAAATCATCGGGATTGTGGTCTGTCCACTCGTCAATATAAAACTGTATCCGGCTTATAATATCATCCCGAATGCTCTCATAATCGCGGGTATCATAAGCCAAGACTGGGGTTACAAAGTCTTCAGCCATTATTCGCCTCCTGTAACTGGAATCACGGCTACTCCTTCATTTACATAAAAAGGAAATACCTCGCTGCCCTGCTCATAAGTTGCCCGAATAAGGTAATCGGCAATAATCCTAACGACACCCTTATAAACATCCGCATTTATATCTACATTCAGCAACTCCACGCGAGGTTCCCAGTCCTCTATTCCCGCGCCCACATAATAACTTAAAAGGGCAAGCAGGGTATCGTCCAGCGGATCAAATATCAGATCATGCAGTCTGGTTCCAAACTCAGGCCGGAAAAACCGCTCGCCAAGTGCTGTAAGAACAAGCTGCTGAAGGGCTCCCGAAATATGCCGCCTTTGCCCCTCTTGAGAGGTCGTGCCATCCAACTGGTCGGACGTATTGGCTACTCCACCGGTATTAGCGTTAATCTGGAAGGGAAACTTCCAGCCAACGCCCAAGTAATCCTTGTTATTCAGATTTGCCATAAGCGTTTACCATTAAATCGTTGGCCAGTTTACGGGTCGCCGTGATAGCCTCAAGCTCCCTGTCCAGTTCCTGCCGCTTCTGTTTCAGCTTCTCCAACCCAAGCTCGGTCAATGCCGCCTCAAGTTCTACCTTGCGCTTCCGCATAAGTTCGCGGAGAAGTAATCCAGCAGGCTCTCCATTAAGGGATGCCATATATGTTACCACATCGGTCAATTTTTCCCTTATCCGTCGCTCATCGCCCTCACGTCTGGTCACCTGTTTATCCACGTCCGAAAGAGCTTGTAACACGCGCCGCTCCATCTCTGGACTGGCCTCCTCCAGCATATCCGCCAATATTTTCTGTAAAACATCTTCCATCATGCTAAAACTCCAAATATTCGCTCGAATTCGCTTACCCCCGGGCCGCCCGCTAAAAACACCGCGCCTGCCACATAATAAGTATCATCGAAGCCGGGCCTGTTTATAGACTCGTTCAAAGCTGTTTTAAATCCATCTACACCGCCAACCACGCCACTGTAAAGGGTATACACGTCTGAAATATCGAACAGGCTGTCCAGCGCGGTCGCTATATCTTCCAGAGCATCGGCGGTATCCTGCAGGTCGTCCACCTTGTTATTAATGGCTTCAACCATCGCGTCAATAAAATCCGAAATCTGCTGGCCGGGAAATAGCTTGGTCACCATATTTTCCAGATTTTTAAGGGCATTGTCCAGCCCCGGAAATACGTTTCCAACAGTCTTTTTGCTCCAGTCCGGTTTCCGGCCATAACATGTTCGCGCCAGAACTGGTGGAGGCTCATCCTTCTCAGGATCGGTCTGCCATTTCAACTTCTTGAACTCGGTAATATCCACCAACGCCCCGAATTTTTCAAGAAATGTCGTAAATAAGTCGGCCAGATTGGGGGCTCCTGCCACAATAACCACGCCCGCTACATTTGCCCCGCTACTAAAAACCGGCCTATCTGTGTCTACAATATCGTCAAAAGATAAAACTACCTTATCGAGAAACTGCTGTAACCCATTTGGCTCCCTGTAAGAAGGCACTACCGGAAGCAAGTATGCCCCCGCCGTCCGTAGATCACCAATAAAATCGGTCACCGCATCCACGAAGCTTTGAATAATTGCGATAACGGGATCGGAAAAAGCTATGATAAAAGCCGAAAGGGTATCAATTATGGTGGCAGCCGTGTCCAGTATTTCGGCCACCGCCGATACCAATCCAGCGGCTTCGCTCGCTAAATCCTTAACCTCGCTTGGAACCAGCTTATCGAGGTTCTGTTTTTTCCAACTCACGGGCGACATTTTTCTTAATTTCCTCGGCGGCAAACTTTCGCTTTTCCGCCTCTTTTCTCAACTCTTTAGCTATCTCGCGAGCCATCTGCGCAATCACTTGCGCTCTCTTGGCTAATGGGGTCTTATTTAAGGGCACCCAGTCGCTCATATCGCAAACACGCTCCTTGATGTATGAATACCGGGTATCATTGGAGCAAGCGGAGGCCCCGTAACTCCTGAAGCGGGGTCGCTGTGCACATGGGTATTATAAAGCAGCGAAAAGGCCAGCCCAAGAATAACAGGCTCAAAGGCCAATTTACTGCCTAACTGAACGATTAAACCCTCCAACGTAACAGAGCCTGCCAAAGCCTTCAATAGGATATTTCCAAGCAGAACTGTTATCTCTTTCCCGTAACTGGCCAGCCCCGCATTTCCGATAAGCTCCTGCGACCGCTCCACTATCATAATATCCTGCCTGCTGGCCGCCACAAGCTGCCACGGGCCTACTATTTTCTGCGATAGGCCGCCCCGAACTTCCTGATTATACTCCCCGCCAATGCGCTCCTCTTTTGCCCCCGCATAATCGCTTATCACCACAGGCCCTTGATAATTTTCCTGCACCGTATCCTTCAAGGTAATAAGGGTCTTACCTGTAACAGTCGCCTGCACATCCTTGCGCCATTCATATTCCGCAGAATCGTCCACGGACTGAACTTGCTTGCGGTGGACGTGCTTAATATCATCCCCCTCAACCAGTACGGACTGATTCTGCGCCGAAATTCGTATGCTCCCATCGTCCACTATCTCGATAACAGTACCGGACTTGTGGTACACCATGAGCCGCTCATTGCCATCGGTATCGTCAATCTCCAAGCGGTGTCCGCTCGCAGATTCGTAAACCTTATTCTGGCCGTATGCCGCATTAAAGGCCGATGGTGGGTCTTGAATCACCCTGCCGGAAGGCAAACTCGCCGTATCCGTCCCCCTCGGCATCAGCACGGACTCATCGGTATCGTCTCCACGCGCCAGCTTGGACGCGGGCTTTAGCCCTGTAGCCGCGCTTGGCAGACATCCTACCCACACTGGCCTGTTTACCTCGCCATTTTCAAACTCAACCCATACCATCGCGCCGATTTCCGGTATGCGGGTCGATTTAGGATCAACAAAGCAGGGCAAAGCCCAGTTAGACTCAAGGTCTCCCAGCACTTCCGGAATTTTGACCTTCAGTCTGCCCTGCTGCAAGGGATCATCCCGCCGAGTAACCTCGCCACGCCATTTCCCTATGAAGCGGGTAGTATCTCCATCCACATATTTCAATTAACCGTGCCCTCCCACTCTCCTGTGCGGGAGTTAAACTGATAAACATTATCCAAAGGCAAATTCTGTGGCACCTGTATATCCTTAATCTTAACCGGCTTTCCTGTATACCGAGCCTTCGCTGAAAAACTCGTAAAATACCCCTGTTCTGAAAATTCATGGGTTACTTCGTCCAGCAGATAAATCATACTGTAAAGGGAGCCGACCCCCCGAACCTCTATTGTCCTGCCCCGCCGTAAATATGGAATGCCATAGCACTTACCAGACACCTCAACCGTCTCCTTGCCAACACGCTCCATCGCGGTAAGGAGTTCCTGTGTCTCGGCGGGTATAGCTGTAAGCACCTTACCCACGAAAAGCTCCTCCGGTCTGGCATATTCTCCTGTTAAGGGGTTTACTGCCCACGGAAGCTCGCTTTGCTCTTGTGGCTCTCCTCCACGCTGTTGAATACTTTGTTCGGCTACGCGCTCTGGCGGGGTCTGGCTCTCTTCGGGGTCTTTTTTATACCCTTCGCCCTGATTGGTATCCACATTTTCCGCCTTTTTCTTGCGGCCTTTTTTCGTCTTTTCTGTGGCAGCCTGAAACTCCAATAGAGTGCCTTGCAAAGGGTCTTCCGGCCTGTACTCCAGCACTATCGGGCCTCTGAAGTCTCGCGGAGGATGAAAGTGCAGGGTATTATTTTCGATATAAAAATCATATCCGTATAACTTAGCCAGCCGCTTTAGAAAATTTCCCTCCGATTCGCCTGCCCGAATCAACTCCGGATAAACGAAGGCGGTGTCCGCAACCTCTGCCTGCAAGCCGTAACGGGCTGCTATGAGGGTGGCTATATCGCTTGCCCGCGAACCATCATATCGCTCTGCTCCATCGCTTTGAGCAAAGGTAATCAGTTTGGTCTGCGCTTTTAAGGTCAACACGGAGCCTTCCGGCCTCCACTGGTGTTCAGCCTCCTTGATAAGATACTCCCCAAAATCCTGTACCGTAGAATTTGCATAGCCCAATACCGCTCTAACATAAGACCCCGGCTGTAAAAGCTCGCTGTCCACAAGCATATCATCAGGGTCAAAAAGGTTGATATCACATTCCGAGTCCTGTTTGGTCGCCTCGCTTATGTTTATGCTTGCCAAAACAGGCGATAAATCCAACTCGTCGAACGATGATACCGTACCGCTGCTTTGACCGGTTGTTGGCCTGCGTAAAAGAACTCCGCAAACCGGCGAAGCCAATATGCTTGGAGCAAATGTTAGCCCCTCTGGTGGATTTTCTTCCTGCGTATTCTGCCCACGCCTTCGTCCTCTGCCTTGTGGTTCATAACCAAAAAGCACCCAATTCATATCTTTTCTTATAGAATTCGATGTTTTTTTCGGAGCCATTATCCTATCTCGTTAAAAACCTCAGTCAAGGGCATAATCAACTGCTGCCCCGGTATCAAATCATCAGGAAAATCCGTCAAGTCATTGACATCCGCAATCAACCACCATTTGCGGGCATTACCTCCAAACCTATTGGCCAACTCGTCCAGCCTGTCCCCTTCTTGAACGGTGTGAATATTAAAGCGGTCGTTCAAGTCCTCACGGGTAAACTTGCGCCGGGTATAGACAAAACGCCGTACCCGCCCATTCTCGTCCTCTAAACCAAGCATTCTGCCCTCTTGTGCATATCTCGAACCTATAAAAATAGCCATTATGCTAATACTCCCGGCCTGAATTTTTTAAGTGTTACCTCGGCAGTTGCCCTGATAGCCTCATGGGTTACCGGTTTAAAAAACATTCGCTCCACCTTGACGCTGCTGATAATACAAATCAAGCCCGGCTTCCGACCATCGAACTTTATGTTTCCCCACAAAAAGAGCATGATTGGAGGCGCGGCCTTAAAAGAGAACTGGTTTACCCGTACCGGCACAGGCTCGCACGACCTCTGAAGGAACCGTATGGAATCCTCCACCGACATTGGGGGAATCCTATTACCGACCTTATATTCATCGAAGAAAAGCTCAAGCTCTATTTCCCGCACGCCGCCAGCCACAAACTGGTACACCGGATCGAGACCGCCAGGAATTGAAATTTCAGCCCATTCCACCTCCCGCGAATCATTCCACGAGCCGGGATTATAATGAAAAACAAGCTGTTCGCCTGCATTTGGCCCCGTTAATGCCACCAATCTAGCTCGCTGAGGGGTGTTTTTTACCGGCGGAATATAATTAGCTTTATCCGCCCCATCTCCACTATAGTTTTTCATCATGACCCTTGATTAGATATAGCCCGCTCGACCATGTTCTGAACTTTCGTCTGAACTGCGCTCCATATCTGGTTACCATCGAGATACAGTTTACTGGTAAGCTGCATGGTATTTTGAAGGTTAATATTGGACGTAACCTGTGTGGGGCCTCCTCCGCCCCTTTCCGATGCCACTGGCCCCGCCTGTCCCGGTGAAGCCGTTGCCGCCGCTGCGGGAGCCCTTCCGCCCCTGCCCGTAAACATACTTACAAACATGCCGCCCGCCAAATCCATTTGTTTTAAAGCCACTCCACCGGCAGTGGCAAGGGGAGCCATTTGATTGGCCAGTGCCGCCTTGCCTATATCGGCAAGATTTTTAATCGCCTCCTGTGCGTTTTTAGGTGTTTTTTCTATCTTTTTAGCGGGCTTCATCAGGGCTTCAAGGAAAGTATTCAGCCGCTTAAAAGGGTCTCTCTCATTCTTTTTTTCGACCGCTGTTAAGGCATCCTGCCACCGCTGTGTTTCAACCACCATTTGGGTCAACGGCTTAATGGTTTGCTGCATCGCTGCGGCCTGTTGCTTGGCAGCATCTGCCTCCATATACATGCCATCCGCCGCCTCTCGCGCAATCGGGCCTGTGCGTTTTAACTCTTTATTGGACTTTTTTTCAGACTTAAAAACATCATTCCAAATTCCTTTAATATCTCCACCCTTTTCGAGCAGCCAACTAAGCACCGGAATATCCGAAAAAGTGTCTGAGATAAGCGTTTTTAAATTACCCAGCAGGGTCGCCACCTGATTATATAAATACTGAAATGCGGCTATAATAGGCCCCACGACGCTCATAACAGGCTCTTTTATAGACTCCCATACTGACAATGCCTTTGCTTTAATAGCCTCTAAAAATGGCGTAACTCGTTCTTTAAGGGTTGAAAAGGCACTGCTTCCCCACCCCGCTATTTTCGAGAACATATTTTTATAAACGCCGCCAATATAAACCGCAGTAGATTTAAACCATCCCCCGATTGAAACCGCCAGCGATTTTAGCCTGCCTCCAAGCGAAGCAAATGCTCCTTTTATCCTATCGGCAACGGCAGAGGCTATCCCACCCATCCACTTAAAAGCCGCCGCCACGCCTTTGATTGCGCCCATAAAAAGACCGCCCAAAAGGTAGTTTGCGACTCGTGCTATAACAATTCCAACTTTAATAATTGTCGAGGCTATTTTTGCCACAAATCCTATGACTTTGGCGATAGCAATAGCAGCCTTGAAAAAAGGTGTAAGTATGTACTGAAAAATAGCCGCCGCAATCTTTGCGCTGGTTCCAATTATACCTGTACCCATACCTCCTGCCGCTCCGACAAGGCTAGATAGGGCACCATATATTGTCCTAACAAGCTCTATCACCGGAGAAAGAGCCTCTTTTATAGCGTTAAATTGGGCTATTATAAAGTCTCCAAGACCAGCCCTCCAGATAGCCCGCAATGCAAAAAACCCCGCCACAAGCAACCCGATTACCAACACCACCGGCCATAAGGCTGCCCATAATGCTGTTAAAACGGCAGTAAAAAACGCCCCTGCGCCACCTGCTACACCAAACGCAACGGCCATTGCCCCTATAGAAATTGCGGCTCCTATAGCTAAAGCACCCAAAATTAAAAGACCTCCCACCACGATAAGAAGCACGGAAGCGAATAACATCATATATGCAATAATCTTTTTCGTTGTTGGAGACAGATTTACGAGCCACTCTCCTACTTTTGCGCCGATATCTAGCAGTCTTTTAAACAAGGGCAGCAGTTTATCCCCAAGCTGTATGGCAAACGTCTTTATAGTGCCGGAGAAGGTAGCCCATCGGGAGCCTAACGTGCCCATCTGTTTTTCAAATCCGGATTGAACTGCCGTGCCTTCCTCCCATAACTGATTGCCCATATTAAGAACATCCGTCAACTTAGTGCCTGTCGCGGTGGTCTTTTTCATCTCGTCCCTGAAACCACTGGCCACCGCCTGCGCGAAAGTACCGGAAATTCCAAACGCCTGCATTGTCTGCGTCCACTGTTCGTTCGTCTGCTGGGCAGCCGACCCCATAAATTTCAGGAAAAGCTCCTGCGCCATTTGCGCTTTTTCCGCTCCCGCAGGCAGGTTCTGCATCGTGGTTATCTGCTGCTCGGTAACACCGGTCATGGCGGCCATAGCCTTTTTATTCTTTAACAAGGCCATAAACACCAGATTCATGTTGGTGCCCGCCCGCTCCGAGCTTATACCCGCATTCCGCATAACCGCCGCGAAAGCTGCTGTCTGCTGAACATTAAACCCAAACTGCCGCGCACCCACTTGCGCCCGCAGGGTAATATCTGAAATCTCGGTTGCCGTGCCAACTGAAACCATATCAAGGCGGGATAATACAGATGCCAGCCTGTTCGCGTCTTTCATATTAACTCCGAACACGTTAGACAGGGTCGCAAAAGACTGGGCCGCTCCCTCAACAGAGAAATCCGTCTGCTGCGCCATCATAACGGCAGCTTTGCCAATCTTTATCATGGCTTCTTCGCCTTCAATACCGAATTTGGCCGCTATAATAGACGCATCCGCAAGCTCTTGCGCTGAAATAGGAAGAGGGGCAGCCGCCTTAAATATGGCCTCCTTCAAATCCCCAAGCTGGTCGGTTGTCTTACCGGTAAGAATGGCCATTTGAGCCATAGAGCCTTCAAATGTTGCAGCCTGCTTAACACCATAGGCCAAAACGCCCCCTATAGCCACGCCTGCGCCCACAAAAGCCTTACCTGTAGTCATCATGGCCTGCTGCGCCATCATCGCCTTAGACTGCATCGTGGTGGCTCTTCCGGCCACCTCTTTTATGGCACCGCTTATACCCCGCAGTCCGGCGGAGGCCGCATCTTCCAAGATAAACCGGAGACCAAATACTGCTGAACCTGCTGGCATTCGTTTTTACCTTTTACGCTTTGATCGAGAACGCGCTCTGGCGGCTGCCGCTTCGTCTCGTCTTCGCTGTTCTTCTAGCACGTCCCATGTCATCCAATAAAATTTTTCAAGCTCTACAAGGGGCATCCAGAGCATATCGTCCCATTGCCAACCCAGTTGATTGGCTAAAAGCCACATCATTCTGTCAACCGAGTCGTCTCCTCTCTCTCCCTTTTCCGCCGCTCCTGCGCCCCCCGGAAGAAAAAACTCAGTATGTCCAAAGAGACAACCGTCTCGCTTCCGCAAGCCTCGCAACTCATGGTGGGCATTAAATCCGGCCCGCGCCGATATTCTACTGTTGCATCGTCAAATGCCTCTAACACGGGCAGGGGCAGGTCTTCTACCTGATAAAACGTAAGGGGCGGCCCATTATTAAAACTCATCATCATCTGGCTTATTAAGAAGTTAAACCCCTCCGCTATGTTTCCCGATTTTCGGCGGGCAAGTTTTTCCTGCATTTCACCATCTGGCCACATAAGCGTACATTCCACAATCCGTAGCTCTGGCCTGCTGAACTTGAATACTCGCCGTCCATCTCGAATACTTCGCTGCTCTTCTTCGGTCATTTCCTTAATCGGCAGCGAGTTAATATCCACCTCAATATCAAGCTCCACGCCGCAAGTTGGACACCGTGTTCGCGCCAATAGCTTATCGCCATGAGTAATCTGGCTCAATTTAAGGAGAATAAAATCCCTATCTCCGACCAGTAATTTCCGAATCTCGCCAGTCGCAATTGGCCGATAATCTGGGCCGATACCGATCAACCGCTGTTTTATAAGCTCGGTAGTCATGGCTGCCTGATTCTGCTGAAATTTAGGCTCAAAAAGCAGCTTCCTGTCGCGCCCTGTAAGCGGGGTCAACTTAATATCCTTTAACACCGTGCCATCTTCAAGCAAAAGGCCGCAAGGAAGCACAAAACTGTACTCCAGTGCGGCCTTCTGTGAGGAGGGAGGTGCCTTATCAACACCAACTGCGGGGCTTTGTCTTTCCGTACCCTCTACTTTTTTATTTTCGTCCACTTGAACCTCCTCGCCCGTAGCCGCTTAATAGATCAAGCCTTTACGGGCAATTCAAAGGGTTATTTGTTACGACGTAACGCCGACCTCCTCGGTGGTGTCATCCGACATCTCCGAGACCATATCCGGTATGGTTAAGCCGAGCGCGGCTGTGGTGTTTATAACGTCCACCGCCCCCTTCAGCGTCAATATATCCCGCGTCACCGCGTTCAATAGCTGCTTCAGATTCGGGTCTGAAGACGCAGGGGTAAGATGCGCTCCACCGCTACCCATATCCTTCGGAACTTTCGCCATTTTTGCCTCCTTATAGATTTTTTACAGGCTCTTATCTGCCCGCTACTTGGTCAAGAACGTCTTTGAGAGAGCCAGAAGAACTGGAATTCCGCACCAGAACGTGACCTTCGTTTGCAAGCTCGACCCGCTCCAACACGACATCCGAAGAACTCGCATCGAAAGAGTCAATCTCATAAACCGCAGGCCAGCATTCGTAGATATGCCATGCCTTCACCTCGTTCCCGCTGTAATCCTTCAGGACGACCTCCAGATCGGCGCGGAACTGGTCTTCCGGCAGCCCCTGTCCAGCATGAACGGGAACGGCCACCTGATCGCGCCATTTCTGCAAGGCATTGTCCACGGATAAACCGCGCTCAAGGACGATATTGTCATAGTTGCTTATGCCGGGCAGTTTTCGGACTTGACCTCCATCCAATCCCTCGCGATATTCCACCACCTCGGTCTCCGACCGTATGCCGGAAACGGTGCGGAAGCCTGCAAGGGTCACTCCACCCAGCGTCCTCACCTCGAAGCGGAATCCCCTGTACGGGTCAACCCGCTTTCCTGTTACCGTGAAACTGGATTCGTTCGCCATTGTTACCTCCTCTTATAGCTCCGCAGTGCTTCCGCCGCCGCTGAACAGGGCGAACTCGAAGATGATTTGCTCGGCAGGCGGAGCAGGCCGGACACCGACCACACCCTTTACCTTACCGGCATTTACCACACTGTCGGGGTTCGTTTCCCTGTCAACCTTGACATAAGCCGCCTGCTGGAAATTCGTAGATGGGAAAAGCTGACCGCCCAGCCATAACCGGCGCAGGAATTGATTTATGGCCCCCGCAATTTCGTTCCAGAGGCTTTCCGAAATAGGTTCAAACACGAACCTTTCGGCATACTCCTGCACGCTTTCCTTGACATAGTTAAGGAACCTGCGGGTAGACACGAACTGCCTGCCATCCCGCAGGCCGGTAAGTGTCCGCGCCCCATAAACCCGTATCTGCCTGCCGGGGAATATGCGAATAAGGTTAATTCCCAACTCGTTGACCTGCTCTTGGTCAAGCCGTGAAAAGTTTGCAACGAGTCCGATAACCTCATCCCCCATAAGCTCATTGGCCGGGGCCTTGTTTACTCCGCGAGTATTCGATACATCCGCATAAATTCCCGCTATCCTGCCAGAGGGAGGTAGCTGTAGCGTTTGATCGGCTATTTCGGGGTCTTGTTCAATTTCCCACGGGGCATATAAGGCAGCATAGCTACTGTCAACGCCCAGTGTGTTCAATCGAAAGTCCTTTAACTCCTCGATACTGTCTGCCGCCTGTGGCGCATCCATTATCGCAATAGAATCTCCCCTGTCCACCACATACTCATTCAGTCCTTTAAGAACTGCCGCTGTGGTAACGCCGGGAATCGCTATCATGGATATGGCATCGACCACGTCAAACATTTTTAACCCGTGAATATTTGGAACCAGCGTATTTGTGCCGAGATAATCGGCATCCGTGGGGGCCACACCATCCAATCCGCCAGATGGAACCAGAATGTCAGACGTTGGGTAAATCGATGCCCTAAAAGCTCCTGCCGCGTGACCGGCATCCGCCGCGTCAACGTAAATCGAGGGATTGGTCTCCCCTGTCAGGCGGTTATCCACATAATCCGCCTTGTTCTCTGTTTCAAGGGACAGATATTCATGAACTTCAACCACGTTTCCGCCTTCTACCACGGACAAGTTAAAGGCCAGAGTCGTGCAGAAGGCATCTACCGCAACGGTGGTAGCCGCGCCCGCAATATCCGTGTTTAGCTCGGTAATCTGCACGTTGTAGCCATTTACGGCGGTTACCCGTGCCTCTACCAGAACATGCGAAGCCAGCGTTCCGCTGTAAAACACTATCAAATCCCCAATTTTCAGAGATGAAGTGTTATTCAACACCAGCATTCCGCTTCCTTGCGTATAGGCAGCGCGAAGAGTTGTCCGCGCCCTGTGTTTCGAAGTGGTCGTAACAACCGTTCCGGCGGCAAATCCGGCCACTACCACGATGGCGGTATGCAGGCGAAGCTTCTTGGTGGCAACGTCCACCGCGACCACATAGAAATACTCCTGTACCGAGCCATCATCCACCTTGATATAATCTCCCGGCTGGAATCCGCCCACCGATGTTACGGTAAGCTCGTCCGTACCCGATGCTGCGCCTGCCGTAAGTGTGGTGCTCTGGCTGGGCACAAAAATCTCTATGTTGTTAGCCCATTCTCCTTTCCAGCGAGCGGTCACATTCAGGGTGGGATTGCTATCCTCAAATCCATCAATATCGCCGCTTGCCTTAGCCGCTCCTGCGCCGACCACCCTGCCAACATAAAGGAATCTTCCGCCTCTCAAGAAGAAGTCTCTAGCCGCATAAGCCAGAAAATTCCCCTCAAAAAAGCTTCCATAGAGCCGCGTAAATTCAGGGAAACTGGTCGCCAAAAGAGACAGATCGTCCGGCCCTCTTTCGGCTATTCCCACAAAACCTGCAACCTCGGCGGAAACTCCTTCGATGGCAGGGGGAACTTGACGTTCAAACACGTCCACGCCCGGCGCATTTATTATCCTATTCGCCATTCTTTACCTCCTTCTTTGTGCCCTTCTTGCTCGTGCTTTTTTTCTCATCCTCCATGATATCCGCTAGAGGAATCTCCGCAGGAGCGGGCGAAGGAGCACTCGCTTTACCTTTTACTTGAATTATCGCGATCCTTCCATCCCGTACCAGCTTAACAGGCTCCCCGCGAGTAGCCACGTCATCCGGATAAGTCTCTTCGGATTCTCCTTTTGCCTTTAGATATAAAGACTTAAACCGGCCATCCGCGAGCAGCAGGTTCAGCGATACAGGATATTTGGTCGTATTTTTAAACCGAATCATCAGTTTCCTCCTATGTCATCATCGGCGGATTCTCTATTATATTACCAGATATCACGCCGATTTCAATACTCGTAGCGATAGGCCGCTGAATATACGGGCTTCGCCACGCTTTACCCTGTACCTGAAATTCAACCAGAGCTTCATGCCATCCCTCTCTCTCGTCTGAACTTAGCTCAAAATAATTATACTCGACGATGGGAAACTCCTGTGCCGTAGCCAGTGAGACGATAGGGTTACCCAAACTCCGGCCTTTCACTCGAAACAGGTCATGCACCGCATCCACCATAGCCCTCATTTGCTGCTCGTACTTAGCCACCGAGTAAATCCGCACCGTCATTAACTCGGTCTGCGGCCATTCCCTGATTCTCGCTATTCCAAGTGCCTCATTTATCAGAACTTCCTTTGAGCCTATCTGACTTTCAGGAAGGTCATCCTCGCTGGTGTCAATGCGTACCGTATACAGGGGCATATTGGCTTTAACATATTCTTCGTCCGCGTGCATTGATACCTTTTCAATTCGCCCGCGCCATTCAATGTCCAGCACATCGCCCACTGTAAGGCCGCCCGTGTTAATCATTATATAAGCATCCCCGAAAGGCCCGGTGGCCAGATTTGTCTGCCTGCCGGGATCGGTGGTAATATTCCAAACGCCAATCACTTCGCTCACGGGAAAGGAGTGTAAAACCGGAAGCTGGCCTCCTACCGGTATAGCCTTGAGTGTCTGCTCGTACTGTACGAGAGGCCGAGCCTGTTTTAACAGGCGGATCAACGTTTGGGCAATATCAGTGGCAGGGTTATACCGGTATTCCAGTCCAAGCTCCACCATTCCAATCCACGGAGTGCCAAGTCTGTCCGGTGTCGCCTGTAGTTTTAACCGGAATCGTACCTGCGGGGTCGCACTTGCGCCTCCTCCCCTGAAGAAAAACGGCAAGCCGGAATTTAGCTGGCCAATACTATTCCAGTTTCCATCGTTGACCCAGTTAGCCCCATCCCACCGATACCATGTAGTGCCTCCATCATTTGATAGTTGGACAAGAACCGCCGAACCTGTTGGGGCATATCCTACCCCGCGCAGCGAAAATAATTCCTGTAGGCCCGTTATAACCTTATTCGGAAAAATAACCTCACCCTCCGGCTCCACCAAGTCGGTGTTTAAAGGCGAAGGCTCCCCATTGGCATCCCTTCGGATAAGCTTCAACACGTTATTCACGACCACAATCTTGGTCGGGTCAAACACGAGATCGGCCTCGCGGGGTATGTACCACAAACTCGGCATTATCCTCCAAGCTCCCACCAAATTAACACGCCAATTTTGCTATCCGTCCCGATGCGTTGTAACTCCGGCTCGGTTTCCCTCACAGTCGGGGCAACCACTGGCCTCGGCGGTATGGTAGACGTGCCTTTTTCCTGATAGGCCATAAGGGTCGCCACATTGAGCTTGCGGTGTCCCCTGTCGGGATGAAGTCCAGCCGTGTAATCACATGAGCCGTGCCTGCGAACCTCAACGAGCGATGCCAGCAGGCCGGTCTCCACCAACTTCGTTCCGGAACCTTTACGGGCTACCGTGCCGGCGGCCAATGCGGGGCCTTCTGCCGCGCCAGATAAAATTGCATCCTCTAAATTTCGCGCCATAACATCGGCCATATCCGATAACACGCCATCGCCGACCTTTTTCAAAGCCCGCGCCATGTTACCGGGGTTGGTTACCCGCATAGCCTTAGCCCAGTCTCCTATCTTTTTAACAATCATTTCTCGCTCGTGCTTCCCTTATCGTCATACTTTTTCATAAAACTTGGCAGTTCTACTTCAACACCTGATTCCTCGGCTACACTCTGGAGATATTCGAAGAATTTACGGTGTGCTTCCCTGTTTGTCTCAAGAGCCTGCTTTAGCAGGTCTCCATTATCTTTAGGGCTTCTTTTTTTCTTCCGTTTTTCCAGCATTTTCATTGCGTAGATAGCCCATTATGGTCTGGTTCATAAGTTGCACGACTCCCACCAGTTGACTTTGGGTTACCTGTAAGCCGGTTAAAGCCACCGAGTTATTCTGTAACGCCTCAATCAAGGCCATCCGCTCTTGATCCCTGCTCTTTAGCAGGTCTTTAAGCACCGACCTTATAAATGCCGTACCAATTAAAATACTCAAGCCGAGCAGCCCCAGTGCGCCAAATTGCAGCCATTCTGTGGGAGATATGCCCATAGTTTAGCCTCCGGTTACACCTTCTCCGTTCTCAATTGCCCATTATTTTCGATATACACCATCCATTTCGAGCCATCCGGCGAAGTCATAATAACATTCTGCGGATACTCGTCCAGCCGCTCCACCTTACGAATAGGGTGCGCGGGATTATTCGGGCATTGTGTTGGTTTCAGTTTACTTTCCACCTGTCCGCCTGCACAGACAGTGCAGAACACATACCAGACCTTTACTTTATCTTTTTTATCGGGTTTGGCCATTTTTTACCTCTTATGGGTCAAGCGGAGGAAGCGCGGCTATTATGCCATCCAGAATTGTCTTGTTCCCCGCATCCAAATCGGTCTCAAAATAAACGTGGAGAAGCTCCAAAGCCTCTTCCCATGTTGCGCCCTGTTGCGATTTATTGGTCATCGCACTGCCGTCAATATCGCTCCACAGGTCATCGAGATAGGGCTGCACCATCTTGGTGTAGTCATAAACTGCCATTTTATCCTACCCTCATTATTTCTGCGCGGGCTCGCCGCATACTTACGCTCTGGCCCGGTACAGATGTGCCAAACTCCAATATAATGACATCAGTGCCCGCTCCAAGTCCATCGGGTACTATAAATTCTTTGAACACCGTGACTCGTCGGTAATCCGCGCCATTATATTGGGAATTGAAGTAAAATTCCCCGTAAATATCTCCCGTGCGGCTATTACGTATTCTGGCCAAGCAAGCGCGAGGCGGACTTGTTGCATCCCCACGCCCTTCCGTGGTAACGCTACACATATAACGACCGGGATAAGCATGGTCAACACTTGTGGTAAGCATCGTTGCACCATAAGCTGCTAAGGTTGTGGCAACAACTGGCTCCTGCTCCTGATAATCCTGCTGGTAAGGCACCGTGCGCTGAGTTAAATACAAGGTCTGCCCGCTGATATTGGTTACCTTCTGCTCGTTATAAGTCGTATTATGGAAGAAGATTTCTACTGTGCCCAATCCAGCCACAAAATAGACATCAACGTTCGAATATGCCTGTGGATATTCTTCTCCCAGCACCGTGTTATACAGGTTCAACCAGTTATTTTGGGCAGATGTAAACTGCTCGTCCAATATCAACGAGTTTTTGGCAATCAACCGGCAACTTTCTATGCTGAGTGCGCCACCGGGATACCGAAGAGCGCTTGCCGATGTAGTACCCTGTAAATTCCTTATCTGAAGGTTGTTTATATGCGGGTCTGGCCAAGCAGTATCGTCTATCCAAACGCCGCATGTTGGAACATCGGCAACATTCGGAGCGCCCAGCAGCATATAAACATCGTTTGCGTAACGCAAAAGCTCCTGTAATGTGCTGGGATCTATTCCAGATTTTCCTGCCGCTGGGATGCCAAGCAGGGTATTTGCCGTTCCGGAACCCGTGACGATAACCTCGTTATTGCTATCATTGCAGCCAATCTGGACATAGCCTGTTCCACCAATATTTGTTCCCACTTCAACGGCCTTAATATTCCCTGTGGCCGCCGCATTTATCCTCGCCGCAACCAATGCCGCCGTAGTATCTCCTGCTTGGAAAGTTACGGTAAAAGGCGTTCCGGCAGGGCCTTGCTGGATTATCAAAGTCTCTCCGCCCACAATGGCAAAAGGCTCTGGAATACCGGAGTAAACGCTCACGCTGTCCCGTACCCACCAGCCTAGTTTTACAGTACCCGCCCCAATTCCGTAAAGTCCCAGTCCATCTAAACCTCCGATCCCGCTTTGAATGAGAAAATCCGTATTTCCCGCTCCTGTATACCCCAATCCGGTCGAACGAATACCATCGCCCTTGAGCCACACCCAGTCGGGAATAACAAGTTTATCAACGGCAAAATCCTCTTGCGCGAGCCATAGAACATAGCGTTTAGTGGGAGAAGGGGCTTCAGGATCGCCAATAGCAATCAAGTTATTCAGATAAGTGATGGCAGCCTGTATAGTGTTAAACTGGTCTTTAAATCCGCGATACCCGCTGCCGACCCATAAAATCCTGTTAAAATATGGAGTATCGCCCCAAATAACGCCGCCCACACCATCTGGCTGGAGGCGTTTATCGGGGTTTGACTCTACCGTGGTCAAGCCTTCAACCGTACCCCCGCCGCCACCCCCTGTCCCCAAGAGAACGCCATCGAGGATAACTTTAAAGGCATCATAATCTATGGCATTGCTCATCCTTTCAAGTCCTCCTCAACCACTTCCGCCCGCATTGCGGACGTTGCGCCAGTGGTTATGATTTCCAGATGCTCGGTAACGTCCAGCGGTATGGTTCCCAATACCAGAATGGACAGGTTTGTGTTGCCGGTGAGCCGTAAAACGTCAAGCCGCATATTATCTTCGCTCACTATTTGAATAGCCACGTTCTTGGCTTCCGCCCCGACGTACATGCCTATTCGGACGATTTTCGTTCCCGTGCGGTCATCTGTTGGGTTATCGAAAAAACGGCCTTTCCCCGCTGAACCGTCAAACTGCTGTCCTGCCGCTATTGTCTGAATATGCTGTTCAAATGCCATAATTACCTCTCACGCGCAATCACTTGCGCCTTATGTAGCCTCCGCATACTTATCAGAATCCCGCTTAAACACCACAAAAACTATGTGTGGCTCGCCTCTCAGGTGTCCCTGCGGTCTTACCTCCTCAACGCGAAAATCAGCGGCCACGCCGCCAATAGAGGCTATTCTGTCCCCTATTTTAAAGCTGGTAAGGGTCAACCCTTGCGATTCCAGATATTCCTTCGTAAAAACCAGCCTTCCATCGGCATCGGGCACGTCGCCCGCCCAGTTTGGATTTGCCTCGTCCTTTTTCTTGTATGCGACCTGCGCTTCCAGTGCAAGCTCCGTAAACGTCTTTTCCAGCCCCCCGATAGGCTCCTCAAAGTCGGGGTCAACGTCCGGCTCTGTTAAATCCAGTATCCGCATAATTACCGGCACAGGATTGTACCGGCGCGGGTATGGAGGAGGTAAAAACGAGAGAGCCATTATACAAACCCCACATAAGGCGGCTGGGAATAGCGGGCTAGAATTAAATCAAGCTGGACATCCCCTGTTATTACTCCCAGCCCCCCGCCTGCCGCCTGTGCGCGGGAAGCAGAACTCTCAAGCTGGTAAGAATATCCATCCGTCCGCTCCATGATAATCCGGTTCGGATCTATCCCGCCCCCGCCGCCGCTTCCGCTGGCATACTGGAGAACCAATGCCTCTACCAGCCGCCGAATATCCACCGGAATCTGCCCGTAAACCTTAACGTCCGCGCCCGCCGCTATAGGCAGGCCGCCTCTGTAGGTTACGGCATCCACTGTTACCTTGTTATTAAGAGCATCCACTGCCTGAACAATAAGTTGTAAAATATCCGCAGGAGCAGACACACTGGCGGGGGACACAATAACGTCCAAGACATCGTCCACGCCAATCCAGCCAGTGGCGTTTGATAACTCGGTAAGCTCTATCTCGGTATCCCCTTCACTTATATCCGCCGCTGTGGTAGTCTCGAAGTGCTTATCTCCGAACCCCTCCAGCCATCCGAAGGCTCCATTAACCACCACATTACCCCTGCCACGCGGGAACCATCCTCCGACAAGCTGTAAAACCCTGTTATCATGGGTCAACTGGTAGTCTGAATCGGCAATCATACTGCTTCCGCTTGTCCCAAATGGAAATCGGCGCGGGGCTGCCCTGAATGAGCCTGAAGGCCCCAATACCCTCTCCATGCCGGTAAGCTCTCCGGTTGTTTTATCGTAATCAATCTCTACTGAATCAAGCTGTAAAATAGGAACGAGGTCGGGACGGTGCGTGAGGGGGTCTCCCTTACCATTCCACCGCCCGACCTCATATCTTGGAGCAAAAAACTGCCCTGTCTGCGCCTCCACGAAGGAGCTTGCCGCAGCTATCAGTCGCAAAAGGTCGGCATCAGGAACCGCAACTGCTGTGATTCCCAATGCCCTCATTCTTGCGATGGTAGTATACAGGGCACGGGGCACTGTTTACTCCTATTCGGCAACGCAGGCTTTCGAGCCGACGTGCCTTTTTATTCCCGCCTCCGTACCAAGTTCCTTTCCGCAAAGGATACACTTGTACGGTGGCCCGCCAGCCGCAAGCGTGCGCTCCACGGCCTGCTCTTGTGTAAGCTCTACCACAGCCTCTTTTGCGGGAGGCTGGGGGGTTGTGCTTGCAATAACGGCCCTGTCTGCCTGCCGAGCCGCAAGAGCGCGTTTGGCCTCATCGATTGCCGAAAGAGTGCGGCTGGAAAGGGGCTTTGTACCGGTGAAAACTTCCACCAGCGGCTTGCCTTTATCGTCGCACTCCACCAAATCTCTGGGGCGGGATCGGAATTGACCTGCGTCCCTTTCATCTTTCACAGGCGTGGGCCGGCCCTTTACGAACAAGTAATGCCTGCCCGACAATCCTATTACTCGCAAGGAACGGGAATTGACCAGATCGAAATACGCTATCGCGCTCATGACATCCTCCTTAGATTAAGAATTTTTGGGCAGAAGCCCGCTCAACTAGAGCGGGCGACGCCTTATGTTCTTACCCTTGACGATGCCATCGAGATTTTCAATCGCGGCAGCGACCTCGTTGTAAATCACGACCTCAATGCGGTCATAATCCTTCTCGAATTCGCTGTAAACGCGGGTGGCATCCAGCATACCCCAAATCCAGTTCATGGGATTGCCGAGCCATATAAAGGTTCCCTCGTTCACGGTGCCGGAGCCGGCCGCCGAACCGGTATAAACCGCAGCGGTAAAGCCGATGGTGGTATTGGCGTTTCCAGCGTTAATCGTGAAGGTTGCGCCCGCGCCAGTATCCGTTGTAATCAACTGAACCTGTCCGAGGCCATTATCCGATGCGACCACGTTGGTGATCGGGCCGGGAGCAGCCGCAGCCAGAGCCAGATTGATTTCACGCGCCACACGTACAGGCTCAAGCACGCCCTGCGGCAGCGTAACCGTAGCGGTATTCGCGCCCACAGTAATGCTCAAGGTGTCATTAGTGCCGGTGATTATCTCGAAGGGGCCGAATTCCACGCCAACGTGCCGCGCCGGTGTAGCAGTAGCTACCGAAACCGGCAGGTTGGAGGGTATCAGCGGAACGACCAGAGCGGGGATGCCAAGCGGCATGTTGCTGTTACCGCGCAGAGCTTCATCGCCCATCGCCGTTTCCCTGTCGCCGATATAATCCAGCCAGTCAATGTTGGCCACACGGCTCATCATCCAGCGCAGGTCGGGGTCTTGGAGATACTGCTCCGGCATGGTGCGTATCATTTCCGCAAAAAGGCCCTTGTTTACCGTGTTCGCGCCCGCGTCCAGTACGTGTGCGCCTTCGGTCAAGAGTCCCCAGCCATCGAGTACCTTTAAGAGTTCCTGCAGCGGAGTCGTGCCTACAATACTGGTGTCGCCCTGAATGGCCAGAAGTTCCATATCGGTGGCTATCCGTTTAGTAACCATCTCCAGCACGGTGCTCTCTATATCCTCGAACTCGATGTTCACCTGCATCGCCTCGGTGGTAATGTAGTAGAACGTCTTTACCTTGCTGGTGATTAGCTCCACCTGATTGAACTTAGGCCCAATCGGGTTGGACGAAGCATCGGTGTTCTCGCCAATACCCCGCGTAATGGGTTCGCCGAGATGGATTTTATCGATTTGATACCGCTTTGTCGGCATATCAATAAAACGAACGGCGGCCAACATGACCGCAAATTCCTTTACCAGCCTGACAAATTCAGCCTGCTGGGTGGGGTTAATCTGCCCACCGGCGAAAAAGTCGCTGGATTCTAGCGCCTTCTGAAGAAGGACTTCGTTGGGGTTACCCATCTTTCAAACCTCCTGATTTTACTTTTTTACCCCTTACTCTGAAGGGGGTGGTTCCGTTTTTGCTGTGGTTTCGATTTCCGCCTGTCGCTTCATCCGCGCAACGCCGACCGAGGGAATGACACCTGTCCAGATGCCGCGCCGCTTGGTCTCCGAGCCGGGGCCTTCCTGCCCATCCTTGCTCTTTTTAATGCCGGATACGTTTTCCACCGCCTCAAGGCGAGTGCCGATGCCTTTTACCAGTCCGACAAGCTCTTCGAGGCTTTTCTTGACCTCTCCATCTTGCTCATCGGCAGGCGGGGCATCCTCCTCATCATCCGTTTTTTTACCTTCATCGGTCTCAGGCGGGGTCTCCGGAGCTTCCTCTTCCTTTTTGGCCTCGTCCTTGCCCTTCGGCTCTTCGGCTTCCTCTTTTTTCAGGAGCGGGGCAAGTTGTTCGAGCACCAGCTTGGCGGCCTTTTCCGCGATTTTATCGCCGTCCACCGCAGGCTGGGAAGGCTCTTCTGGAGCTTCCTCTTCGATTTTCAGACCGACTTTGGCGGCCAGTTTGACCACCGATTCCTTCAGCATGGAAATGTCCGCGCCTTCCTCCATCTGCTCCAGAACATCGGAAGCCGTCTGGAGTAGTGTGGCTCCGCGCTCAACCTTTTCCATTTTCGGATCGGGGGCTTTAAAGCCGAGTGCGTGGGCTATCTTGGCCATTATGCCGACCGTAGCCTTTTCCTCGGCGGTTTTTTCGGGTGTTTCCTCCTTATGCTCCTCAGTCTTGGCGGCAGGCTCTTCCGCCGGGGGAGTCTCAGGAGCAGGAGAGGCCTTCGGCTCTTCCGTAGCCGCATCCGCGCCCTTTAATTGCTCTTTTTCCAATTTGATTTCCTCCTTGAGATATTCGTCGAGCCATGCCATGTCCTCTCCCTGCTGTTTAAAGAATTCCTTAAACCATGCAAGGTATTCGGTGTCAAGCTCGCCAACTTTCAACTCTTTTGCGGCCTCTTTCCGCAGCGGGGGCGGAGTCATCTCAAACTGCTCGCGGGCATGTCGCGCCAGATGGTTGTAAACCCCCTGCCGCTCGCCTGCGGGAAGCTGGGTTCCTCCCCGCGCTCCGTTAACTGCCGCAATAGCCGCAATCACGCCCCTTCGGAACGTCCTCATCTGGCCATTTTCCAGTTTGTGGTGCGGCAACTTATACGCAGCCCTTACACGCGGTGGGCCTGCTTCGCCCTCACGCGCCATCGCGGGGTCGAAATAAGCATGCGCCTCTCGGTACATGCCCCATGCCTGCGCAGAGTCCTCGCCACCATTCGCGTTAATAATGGCGGTGCCTTCCGCTGGAGTAAAGCTCCACGTTGTAGACTGGGACACTGGATAAGCCCTGTAACCAACCACGGTCTTGTCCAGATCGTCCAGCAAGTCGGGGTTAATGTCGCTTTTTTCGGCGGGGTTGTACTCGGCCAAGGCAGTATAAAGCAGGCGGTTGCCGATTTTACCGTACCCCCTGCCAACTACTACCCTTTTGACGCCTCCTCCCGCTACAATCCCTTGTGCGGTAGTCATAGCAGTAAGCCGGTTCACCGGCCCCAACTGTTTTAGCCGAGACGTCCCATCCTTGCTCTCCAGAAGCAGGCCATAGGTCTGTTTTACGTCGCCAAGTTTGGCCTCTTCGGGATTTTTCTGGAAGGTCTCCACGCTACCATCGGGAAGGGATGCGAAGAGGAGTGCGCCGGGGTCTTTCCTTGTAACTTCATTCGGCATAATCAGTATCTCCTCGTTCAGTTTTGCGAGTTCGCCTTCAAGATCGAAGGTATGATAATGCGCCCCTGCCACAGACTCTTCCCGGTTGCCACGATTCCATCGTGGGTATGGCCACTCCGTAGTGCGCCGCTCACCCGGTTCAACCCTGTGAGAATGGTTCATATCCTCGCTGGTTTTTCCCCGTATCACATCTCCTTGATTATCTATTTCAAGGTGCAGTTCGTGGCTGTGATCCTCAGCCGAAGCGGTGCGGAACTTCAGCTTGCGGATACCCAGCACCACGAGATTCGGGTCTCCCGGATACCACACCTCATCAACAGCCTGCTTTTCAACGTCAAGTGCCTTTTCCACGGACATCCTGCGTTCCAACTCGGACACGGCCTTCGGCTGAAGTATCTGTAACTCCATAACCGATGGCACCGGCCAAATATTGGAATAGGCTGAACTGCCGGGGAGCGGGCGACCTTTGGCCACAAAGGGGAAGGGACCTCCGATAAGTTTCCCATTATCGTCAAACTCCCTGTCTCCTTTGCCCGCCATCTGCGAAGGTAGAGCAGTCACATAAACAGCAGCATATTTCCCTGTAGGGTCAAGCCCAACGTTGGGCAGGCTGGTATCCTCTGCGCCAATAAAAGTCCCGAACACAGGCAACTTACCATTTTGCCCCAACTTCTCGGTATTCGGGACACCGGCTTCCTTCATGTAGTCTCGTAACCGCTCAATCTCATCCGCGTCCGTAACCGCCGGAAGCTCTATTTTCTCGCCCGGCAGCTTGTCGGCCAAGCCTTCCACAGTGACGTTCATGAGATAAGCGTTATATCCTTTGCGCCGCATTTCCACAAAGGTCGGCAATTCCTTGAGAGTGCGCTGGCGGAGGGGGGCAGCATCCTCGTCATCCGTCTCCTCACGCGGGCCTCCGCCCATCATAATAAGGCCGGGAAGGAATTTTTCGACCTCTCCTTCCGGTAGCTCCAGTTCCTTCCATACCTCGTCCGGTATGTCCAGCGATTTCATTATCGCCGACCTGAAGCCGCCGGTGCGGTCGTTCATTGCCCGGTGCGCACGGGTCGTGGTAACGTGTTCAAGGTCTAAATCGTCAAGGTAACGCTTGTCCCCGACCTTAAACAAAGCTCGCGGGTTACTGCGGTTCGGCTTGCCGCCGATGGAAAGCTGCTTGTCGCATGTGCCCCCCGTTGTAAGCTCCCATAAATCCTGCGCCTGCGGGTACTTTTTATCCAGCATGAAGTCCAGTTCAAGCGCAACTGATTGCGGGCCATTATGCCCCTTCAGTATGCGCCCATCCACGGCTTTGCCGAATTCAAAGCTATCTTTATGGGAATTTAGGAGAGGAACACCGGTAGTCTTGACCTTGCGAAGCATGCGCTCCATGCACCGCTCGGTCACAACGTCATTGATAACATCCGCCCCATTATCGGTGGCTATGGCGGAGACTATCCACTTTCCATCGTCTGTCTCGCGGGCCTTCACCACGTCCATTTCAAATTCGAACCGGTGATCTGCGAAACGTTCCATAATTTTCTCCCAAATTAAAAGCCGCGCATAGGCTTTTTATGCCTTGCGCGGCTCTCAGTGATACCATTTTGGCCATTTCTGGCCTTTAGCTCAACGAGATACCGCTGCTTATTTTCGGTTCTTTCGGAAGAACCGCACCGCCCCATTTTCTATGGGACGCGGGCTCGCGGGCACGGCTATCACATCGCCGTGCTGGATAACTCCATCCTGAATTTTGAAACGAATAACCGCGTCCCCGTGGAAACCTTTGCCGCATTCGCGGCTCATGGTGCCCACTGCTTTTTCTACGAGGCGGTCATTAGGGTTCCTGCTCAGGGCTTATCCTCTCGCTGTTATTTCTTGGACTTTGCACGCCCGCCGCTGCGGGTCTGGTTCCATGCGCCGAGGTTCGGCATCTTTTCGCTGGAGCGGGTAGCGGGGCTCCTCATCGGGTCGTTCTGCTGTGATCCGGTCGGAACTACGTCTGTGCGCCTTCCGGCTACAGGGGTCGCTCTCGGTGCCATCGGTGCAGCTTGGTTTTTCGCCATTTTTACTTTCCTCCTTGTTAAAAGTCCGGACTTATTAGATTTTTTCGATCTATGTTATAATTTTAGACTATGGTTTTTGGGTTGTCAAGCCCCTGCCTTATTTTCAGCCTCTAAAAGCAAATTTTCAAGACGATTTATAGCCGAAAAAAGTCCTTGAATGTCCTTTTTCGTCAAATTTATGTGCTGCGCTGGAGGCTGGCCGCCATTTCCGCCGCCTGCATTCTGTCCTTCTTCCTCCTCCAGCGTTATCATCTGTCCATCCGCGCCTTCCATAAAGCCCGCGTTAATAATGGATATTGGAGTATTACCAAACACGCCTCGGAATCTATCCTTGTTTAACAGGTCGCGAATATCGTTCGGGGTAACCCCTCCAGCCGCTGCCAGAACCGAATAGGCCGCCGCATCCTGATTTAAGTCGGTGGTCTTTGGTCTCTTAAACCTGAATTTGGTATACTTCGAGTTCATTGCCTTCATGATGGTGGCGTTGATTCGGTACTCGTAACGGAGCGTTTCAGGCTCGAAGACCTGCTCCAGCGTGACCTGCTTCATTGTCAAGGCCACTGCCCTGTTGACATCATCGCTGGTGCCGAGAAAAATCTTGCCAATGCCGAATGCTTCCCGCACCTCCTCGTTATTTGCCGCCGTGTACCGGCTAAAACTCGCGTCATCCCCTACTCCTACCGTGAGGGGCATAAGCTGAATGCTCGTTTTATTCTCTTTTTCAATCGCGCCCTGCTTAGGCACCGCCTGAAGAACCATGACGCGCCCGTAGTTGGTCGGGCCTTTGCCTTTAGCGTTGACGAAATTCTCAATCATCTCCACCGATTGTGCGGAAAGCTGGCCGCCATTTACGATAATGGCCAGCCGGGGGGTATTATGCGTCAAAATGTAGTTATTGGTAATATAGAGATTATCGGACGAATCTACTCGAATACACATGGTTTCCGCCCCTTGTTTTACTAGTTCTGCTCCCACCATTGTCCGCATCCGTGGTGTTTCCTTCGGGCGATAAACAAGGGCTTTTCTGGTAATTCTGGCAGGGGCAATCCACTCAGGAAGTTGCCTTATGTTTATATCGATAGTATTCCTACCTGTGACATGATGGATATGTGTTATTCCCCCTAGTGAACCAACCAAATCTGCCACCCCCGCAATTAACCGCTCGGAAACAGAAGTAAACCGCACGAAAGTATCCCCGATAAAGCCATCGGTATCCACCAAGCCTTGTAATAAGGCTATACGGTCATTTACCGATGCTTTGAGATATTCTTCAGGTACGAATTTCGTTTGTGCCTTACATCCTGCCAAACCCAACATTCGCAAAGCAGCAATAAGTAAATTATTTTTACCCTTGCCTTGCATAGCGGTTAATCGGAACTCAGAACATTGCGAAGGTGTCCTGTCTCGCCTTTTTACCTGTATTGATTCTGGCAGAATACCGGAATTTAGCAGTTGCTCAAATTCATCCGCATCCTGTTTATTGCAGGAAAATCCTATACCGTTCTTTAATTCGCCCCCACCACAAATATCTCCATTCCCAAGGAGAAGACCTAATAAATAAGGGTTAATAGGCGGAGGGGGAGCGGGGTCAAATTCAACGGGGTCTGTGAGAGGAATAGACCATTTTGCGGTTCCGCATTCATAATGGAAGCCATCTGCAATAATGGCCTCCAAACTCATGATTCTATCTCTACCCTGCAGTCTATCATAACTGTTTGCCACTCTCCACACATGGTCTAGAGTGCATTCCATTGTCGCTCCATCCTTAAATCGCACTCGGTATATATCCTTTTTCTCTGCCTGTGGATAGATACCAATAACTTTGTGCGCTTTTCCATCCGAACCTATCACTTCCGCTCCTATTGCCAAATCCCCCATAGTCTGCCATCCGGTGGGGGTCAAAATTCTTGCACTTTTTTCTTGGCATGCATCGTTCTCGAAAAACGACACATTCCGGATGTGGGCGAGGCGTGTGCCCGCTATCGCAGGGGCCGCCGCCGCATGCCGGGGCACTCCGTAAAAGGAACTTCGCGGGGTGTAGAGCTTAAACTGGATTATTTCATTCGCCCTGTCCTCTGGAGCCACCGCGCCTCCCGGCAAACGGCCATCCCGCGTCCAGACTTTTTCATCCCCAAACTGCTTGAAAAACACCGCCCCATCTGGAAGACTTTGGTTCCCCGCCTTATCCGTCACTAAAAATTGCGCCTGCTGTCTGCCCTTGCTGTCCCGTGTCATGCTCAATGGGAAGGCGGCTGGATTCCGTATCTGAACAAAGCCGGAACCATCGGCCATTACCCTGATAGTGTGTGCGGGCACATGGTAAAGCCCATCCGGAACGCCTGCATTATTACGGGAGACTTCCAAGTATCCCACGCCGCTGGATTCCTCGTCCACCTTTATCTTCTTCATAAGCTCCGAAAGCGGGTCTTCCTCATTTGGGGTCTCAAATAAAGGCCGGATGCGCTCGCGCTCCGCGTCAATGGCATCCTGATACTCCTGAATATACCGCTCCTCGTCCACAACCGGGGTAAGCAGGTATCCCAGCCCTACAGTATTCAAGGCCATAGATTCAATAGTGCGTTTGAGGCGGGTGTTCTGCTCCAGCAATAATGCCCATATTAGCGGGTCATATAAGGGTTTAACTATTACCCCCTCAATGGCCGCCGTGTCAAAGGCATCCGGCGGTAACTGTGCGCTTTCCTTTTCCAGCCCATAAGTGCCGACTTTAAGGATAAGCTCTTCGTCCTCGCTCAATATCTTCCGACTTCTGTTTTTACGTCTTGTCATCGCAATCTCCCTAAAATAGAGTCGCCTTTCGGATTCTCGCATTTGTTGCACCGATTCCGCGCCTCTGGTTTGGTCGTTTTAAACGGCTTTCCGCACGACTTACACACCTTTATAAATACACCTTTTAACGCCTTACCGCAAGACCAGCAGTAATTGTGGTGCGGTTCAACTTCCACTTTACAGAATGGACACTCATGCAGCCCCTCATCTTTAGGTTCATCCGGCCTCCGCATTCC